CCTGTGATGCCAGTCGGTCCTGTGATGCCAGTCGGTCCTGTGATGCCAGTCGGTCCTGTAGCGCCGGTGTTTGTTGCTCCACCAGCAGCACCAGTTATGCCCGTCGGCCCCTGTGGGCCCATACTACCAGCAGAACCAATCGGACCAGGAGGACCAACAATAGAAAGCATGAGCGACTGATTAGCCGACAAAAATACCGGGCCGCCATCTGTCTCCACGAATAAGTTGATCCGGTCATTTCGCACCTGAGAGAAATTAGTTGTGGCTGTGACAACAATGTTGAACCGATCACCCAGCGTCCAGTTGTATGCATAGAACCAAACAGACAACCGGTTAGGGTCGAGCGTGATCGTGTCAACAAGAGCTGTACCGCTGTCAACAGTACACGCAACGCTGGTCAAGCTTTCGCCCTTGCCCAGCCAGTCACGATAGTCGATTTCAAACCGCTTGCGGTCCGCGACCAGTACCCGTTGAGACCCGAGCAACATTATTCGATCACCTTATCGCGTCGTGGCACCAGAATGATCCGATCATCCTTCGATACCTTGATAATCATCGGCTCCTCCAAAGCCTTCGCTAAGATAACGGGGTCATCCTCGGAGATCGTAATACGCCCGTATACTAGACCGTTCGCCGCCGTGAACACCGCATTAGACGGCGGGACATGGAACGTGTCCGCGTCCGGGTATTTGTACATGTTGTCGTTGCTCATGGCTTAGCTCCAGGTAAACGTAATTTGGCCAGCCCCGCCGGCGCCACCGCTGATTGAGTGAAAACCGTTGCCGAAAGTTGCTGCAACAGTGACATCAAACGCGCCGCCCGGGGTACCGCCCGCGCCCACAACAAACGACAAAACATCCTGATATTTTACTAGGGCAGCCACCGATGTGAAAACCTTTCTGCAATATCCACCGCCACCGCCACCGGAAGCAAAATTGTCTCCAGACGGCGTGCCCGTGGAAGCAAAGGCACAACCACTGGAGCCGCCGCCGGGGGACGCCGCGCCGCCGTTAACGCTATCACAATGGGAACCACCCACAGATGAGAGGGTAACACTGAAGCCGTTGCCACCATTTATACCATTACATGTACCGGCGGCGCCCTGTGTAATTGTACTACCAGAAATGCTGCCTGACGCGCCGGCACCGCCGGCGACATTGGTTGTCCCACCACCGGCTCCACCGCCGGCGCCACCGCCTTTGCCCGCACCATCAACGCCGCCACCGCCAGCGGTTAATCCTAAAGATGAGAGGGAAGTCGCACCACCCGCGCCACCTGGTGACGCCGATACCGTAAGAGCAGTAATGCTGCTACCCCCACCACCAGCGCCCCACAGTTCGATGGTTAGCGTATTAAATAGCGGCACGTCGAACGCGTTTGCGCCGGGACCAAAAGTCCGTGACCCGGGAACGACATGGGCACCTTCTTCAAACAATGTGGCCTGCATCGCCATTAGGTCAAGTTCGTCCCTGTGATTATCCACACCGTAGCCGCCACCTTCAGGGCCGTTGCGATACCGATCGCGGTCAGCGTACGGCTACCAGAAGTATTTGGCGATCCAGCAAAGTACATAGTATCAGCACAGTTGATGGTCACAACGCCAGCCCCGGTCTGGTTCACAAATGTGATCGCAGTACCGATGACGTACGGCACAGCAGAATTGGCAGCAATAGTCCAAGTACGCGCGGACGCGTCCGCGCTCGGATGAAAGATGTGCCCCTCTGCATCGGTCAGCACCGTGGTGTAGTTCGCGCTCTGTGAGTTCTGCGGAATAGACGCCACACCGGTCGGGCCGGTCGCGCCGGTCGATGTAGCCAGACCAGGTACACCTGTCGGGCCAAGATTGCCGGTTGGCCCCGTCGCCCCAGTATTGGTAGCTGATCCGGCCGCCCCAGTTGGCCCAATATTTCCCGTTGCCCCAGTATTTGTTGCAGACCCCGCGACGCCGGTGGGGCCGGTTCTTCCCGTAGAGCCGGTCGCACCAGTCGGTCCAACTGCCCCGGTATTGGTAGCTGATCCAGGTACGCCAGTTGGGCCTGTGGCTCCAGTGGGCCCACTGGTGCCCGTGTTGCCCGTTGCGCCAGTTCCGGTAGCAGTGCCGGGCAAACCAGTCGCCCCAGTAGACCCGGTTGGGCCCGTTACCGTACTAGGCGCGCCTACGCCCCCCACATTACCGGGAGGGCCTACAAGACCAGTCGGACCGGTTGACCCTGTCGCAGCGCTGCCGGTCGCGCCCGTAATCGAGGCACCCGTGGGACCGGTTGACCCGGTGCTGCCAGTCGGCCCGGTGGCACCGGTTGCCCCAGTCGGTCCACCGGCCGGACCAGTGGCCCCGGTCGGCCCATTCACTACTACAACAGGCTGCGCGGATACCGGCGAAGGTACATTATGTGTAACCACGGCAACGGGGATAACGTCGGCCGGGGCTCCGATGCCAATGCGAGTAACCGTCATGGCTTAATTCCCCGTTATGCCCTGGATAACCTTGAGTTTTCCACTCATGAGCTGAACCCGAATAGGTGGAGTGGAAAAGTCATACATGACAAGATCATAGACATAATCCCCTGGCACGAGGGCCGCGGCTACCGCGGTGTCTGCCACATTGAAGTGGAGAATACGCTGGGTAATATCGTCAACCACGATAGTGGCCAGGTCGGTTGATATCGTGAGCAACGCAGCTGCTTGATCCTTGTTACCCTTTACGTCCAGGCGAAAGTTCTGCCCGGAAAAATTCCATGAAGTATCACCAACAACACCGAAAATGAACGCATCGTTCCAGGTGGCATTGTTGGTAATTTCCATATCGACGTGTGCAGAAGTCTGTGCCATGTTTAAGCCCCGCCACTACCTATGTTCATAAAACCTCTTTGACTGCGTGTCCGAAACCCTTGCGGAAATGACCAAGCCTGGGCACCAAATGTGTTACCCCGCATAGCGGCAACGCGGGCACGAGAGATACCTTCTTGGAACCGTTTCAAATTATATGTACCCAAAGTGTCACTCGAATAACTCTTTTGGGGGTGGTTCATCATATTTCCCAAAACACCGGCCAAAATGTATCTACTATAAACCGGCAAGACCCAGTCTGGAGCGAGCGGTACAGCATTACGCGTGGTCGGCAGAACAACATTCTTGATAACCGTCACGCGCATCGCCTGCGGGCTACTTGGCGGGTTAATCAGATGCAGTGTACCAAAGTCCGGCATGAAAGCAGTTTGCGGGTGGAAACCCAAGGGTTGGTTGACAATCTCCGCTGCTTCGAGCGCGGCCGAAGTGGAATATATTGAGCTGGCAGCGACGCCGCCTAGGCGAATAACCTGCCCTTCGCTAACCGATATGTCATAGTCTTTTTGGTTGACTAAAGCATCAATATCAACCTGCTCGGTCCAACAAGATGAAATATCGAAGAACTCGGTAAAGACCTCAAATAGCTCGTTCTTGATGCCCGCATCGGAGGCGCCAATCAATTTAATGCTCGCCTGGTTCATCAGCCGGGTCATATCTTCGTTGTTGATAGCCATTAGGCAGCCCTCCTAGGAGCGCCGCCGGCCGGTGGCGTGATCATGGTCGAGGCAGCTTGACCGTTCAAAATTGAGTTAAATGCGCCCAAGAACGCAGAAGCCCGTTGATCCTCAATGTCTTCCTGGTCGCGCTGGAGCGCGTGGCCCACCATCCCGTACAAAAACGCGAGCCGGAACGCGGGCTCAATGTCAACTTGGGTATCATCAACGGCTGCGAAGTATGGAACCCTCGTACCGTGCTTCACTACAAACAGGTCGGCACGAATGCGGCGTGCTTCTAGCAACATTAAATTGAGGGCAGATACGAGCGATGTGTCCTCATATCGCGGCGGATTTACAGTATCTTGCAGGAGTACTCGGGCCTCGGTGACATAGTCTTGTACCGTATCGAGCGCCTGTGATTGATTTTGATCTCTGTCAGCCACGGAAAACCCCCAAGGTTGTCTCCGCACCATACTGTTTTTGAGTTAACGATTGAATAACGAAAGGGCCGGGTTTTACCCCAGCCCCTATTTAGTGCTTACTCAGGGCGATTAGTTACCCGGAGTGACCTGAGCCTGAACCAGCGCTTTGCCGTCCACGACCTGGTAGCCGTAGACCTGCAAGCCGCGCAAGATTTGGCCAAAGGTCAGCTCGGACCGCAAGGTTTCGACCTTGCTGATCTGTGAGGCAAACGTCAGTCCGTGCGCGTGACCCGCGTAGATCGGCCATTCACCAGAGTTGAAGTTCGCCGGCTGACTGGTGTTGTTCGGCAGCAAGTTGCTGACGTACAGCGTGAACCGGTCGATCATGCCCAAGCGGCCATTTCGCAGCATCGAGACGCTGTCACCAGACAGATAAGCCTGGCGCAGTTCCGACTGCTTGATTTGGCGGCCAGCCCAAGCCGGCAACACGACCCAGCGGCCAACTTCCGGGATATTCTGCTCGTCCAGGACCTGTCCCATACGCATCAGAACGTCCAAGAGTTCGATCTGGCCACCCGTCGGGTTCTTGGAAACCACGGTGAGCGGAGAGCCTTGGATGCCCAGGTTCAGCGACGCGGTGATGACACCAGCCGTAGTACCCTGGTTTTGAGCAGCCATGCCCCCGTAGATGCCACCGAGAACGTCCTGGTCCACGGTGATTTTCAGCTGCTGCGCGGCGTCGTCCGACCACATAGACAGGATATTCAGATCGCTCTGAATTTCCATCACGTCGTCCAGGATCAGCGAGAAGTACTTGCCGCTGCCGATATACAACTCGACAGTGCCAGCAGTCGGGCGGTCGAGGCCCAGCAAGCCGTCAGCATCGTAATTGTGGATCGAGATCGTGGGCTTCGTGCGGATTTTGACGCGGTCGCCCTTGTTCTTGATCTCGCCCTCGTAATCGGTGTTCGAGATCGCGGCCAGCACGGTGCTGGCGTAGAACTTTTCAATGAGCTTACCTGACCAGATTTCCGGAATAAATCCAGTAGCCTGGAGGTTGTTGCCCGAAGAACCTACCGGATAAATCGCGGGCGTAGTGCCTGCGGTTGCGCCGGGAAAACCTTGGGTATTGATAGGCATAGAGGCCCCCTGTTGGTAGGGGCCCGCACGTCCTTAACGTGACTTATGCCCCCGGATTAGCGGACGCGCCCATCATTCTGTGCGGCGAAGATTTGCTTCTCCATCGCGTTCTTATCGGTTTCGCGTCCGGCATAGATGCCTTTGCGTACGTCCGAATAGAACTTAGAAATTTGAGTGCGAGTGAATGTTGGCTTGTCCGCGGGTCCTGGTGTATCGCCAGAGGCCGGCTTTGCCCTGCCAGGAGCTGCGAGTGATGCTAGCGGGACCGCTGCTTGTCTCTGAGGGGCGGCCGGTGTTTCCGACTGCCGCTCGTGCTGCGGGGCTAAATCCTCATTGCCCGTGACTGCTTCATCTCTGATGAAGCCCTCGAAGAACGCTTTGACCTGAGGGGCGTTAGCCGCTTGGTACGCTACGTTCAACATCTGCTTTCTAACCTGACCCGAGTAAACGTCCCGTAAACGGAGCCAATTTAAAAAGCGGGGATCGCTATTTATTTCACGCCAGTTAGGAATATCCCTGTCTAGCAGCTGTCCAACCCGTGTTTGGGCCTCTTGGCGGGCCTGCTGGGTGAGCTGGGCATTCTGGTGCTTTAGCTCGTCCAGCTCGGGCCCAACGGTCTCCTGGGCAGCGCGCCGCGCGAGATCAATGAGTTCCGACCCAAAAGCCACCTCGTCCTCTGGGGTGATCAATTTGGCGACCGGAGGCGCCGCCTGCTGGCGGAGCTGCTGGGGCTGGCGGAGCTGCTGGGGCTGGCGGCCCTGAACTAGCGTCTGGGTCCGCATTAACTCGTCCCCGAGCTGGGACATTTGCTCCTGCATGGAGCCTATAGTTTGCTGCGCTGCATCATAGCGGCCCTTCATGGACCGATATCGGTGCTCCCAGTTATCACCCTCAGCTAACTGATGGTCAGTTTGGGCCTGAACGTCCGGTTGTTTGACCGGTTCCGCAACCTCGGAACCCTCTGTTTTTGCTGGCTTTTTAGCCCGAATAGGCTTGGGTTTGGCCGCTTCGGCGGCCGCTTCGGCCTCCGCGGCGCGCGCGGCTTCGGCGGCAGCCGCCGCGGTTTCCTCCGCAGTAGGGGCCGTCTTGTAATAAGCCTCCGCTTTAGCAGCGGCGTCCTTGACTGATTTCGGGATTAGAACGCTGGTATCTTCGGGGGCGATAGGGGCAGGCGTCTGGTTCCGCTCGACTTCGGTGACAGGCATGACACTCTCCTATTGGGGTGGGTTGTCTAAATATTCAGCAAGTAAACGAAGTATAGTCGGGTCGTCTTGAACAAACCCAAGAGCCGCATTGCAGCGCGGGCATAGTATACCGCGAACCTTCCCGGTCGTATGGGAATGGTCTATTTGCCAACCATTTGGGTGTTGTGTATCAGGGCGTCTACAACCGGCACAAGTAAACCCTTGGGCCGCGAATAACTTATCGCGTTCCCCCAGAGTTATACCATATTTATATTTGATAGATAGGCGCCTTTGCAGGGCTTTCCCCGCCGGCAGTTGAGCCTTGTATTTTTTTCTCGCCTTGGCGCCCGGAGTTTGCCGATAGCGTCGTTGAGCCGCTTGTTTCGGTGTCATCTTTGACCTTCAATGCGCGCACGGCTATTGCGGTGCGGGCTGTTTGGGCTTCTTGTCACACTCTCTGAACGTACGCAGTAGGGCAAGACACTGACGGGCCTGCCCCTGCAAAACCAAGACGTTGTCCGATCCGGCCGCGGTTACATCAAGAACGGCATGATCGGTATAGGCAGCGAACGAGGCCACGAATTGGTCCCACCCTTCGGGGTTGGAATTTCGTAGCCGTAGCGCTGTTTCTGCTAAGTCCTTGGGGGATAAGGACATTTTTAGTTGCCGCCTCCATAGCTGCCACCGCCGCCGTAGCTACCGTTTCCGGGGGGCGTAGGGGCGCCAATAGTCGGCGTCGCCTTGGAATAGTCCTGCATGGTGCGCGCGGCCGGGTCGCCGGAGGTCAGGGTCTGCATGGCGCTGCGTGATGGCAGCTGCTGCTCGCTGGCGCCCTTGCCAGCGTTCTTGACCATCTGGCCACCCTTGCTCAGCGGGGACATATGCTTTTTTAGCATTTTTTCACTCCGTTCAAGTATCCAATAGCTCGCTGTAAAATTCCTGTGTCATCACCAGAATTTCCCAGCATTACGTTGCACCGAAAGCATAGAATGCCGCGTACCTGCTTAGTTTCATGGTCGTGATCAACGTGCCACGGGTTACGACCACTTTTGGTTCGCGGATTATTTGTTCCACAAATAGCACAACATTTCCCTTGTTTTTCAAACAGTTGCCCATATTCATCCATCGAAATACCATACCATTTTCGGATATTATAGGCCCGCGAATACGCCGCGCGCTTATGTGATCCTAAAGGCCAAGGCATTCCTCAACTCTCTCCTGTGAGACCCGTGTTGCCGAAGCCGGCGCCGGCCACCGACGTTTTACCGTACTGGGTCGTGCTACCCGGCTGGGGCTTAATGGTTAACGATCCTGGGGGCTGAGCCCTCAAACTGGGCGGGCGCGATCCCAGGACAAAAGACGGGCGAGAAAAGGCCGTGGGGCCCTTTACCGCTGTTTTTCCTATGCGAACGGACGCCATTAGCGGGCGCTCGTAATGCCGGCCTTGGCAGCCTCGGAGCCGGCGAAACCAAACATCTTGCCCTTGCCGCCGCTAGCAAACTTCTCGCCAGAGCCAGCACCGGCGTCGGTCTCGGTCACGCCCGACTTCTGCGCGCCAACCTTCTGCGCGCCAAACATATGGGTGTTGCCGCCCTTGGCAAACTCGACGTTATGCTGCTTCTCTTTCTTCTGGGTATCGACGGACATGGCGTATCTCCCGCTGGATGAAACTGTGTGCGCGGGAAGATAACCCTTGAAAAACTAATAAGCCGTTAAAATAGCCGGTCTTTCCAGGTACTGGGGGTCTTGTCCGAGACAATCTCCAGGTCCAGGTGATACTTAAAGGGGCGGGTGCCCCGCTTCCGGATGGCCTCGATCATATGATAGAGGCCGCCGTCCAATGTGGTTTTTGTTTCATACCCCAGCAGGTGACGCGCTTTATCCGATGAACAGTGTGCATATTTCACTTCCTGCGGACGACCCTGCATGTAGATAGGTTCTGGAAACCTCCACAGCTGCTGACAAATCTTCTGATACAATTCTTTGATTGTGACCACGCCTTCGTCTGGACCAATGTTGATAACTTTGCCTACAACCTTCGAGCTGAAAGCCATCTGGTGCAAACAGAACAAGCAATCATCAATATAGGAAAAGCATCGTTCTTGTGATCCGTCCCCGTAAATCACAGGGCGCCGATCCTGCATAATGAGGTTAATCATGATCGACGCTACGTTGCGATACGGGTCATCATACTTTTGGCGAGGCCCGATGATATTGTGTGGTACCGCGATACAGTATTCCACTCCGTGGGTTTCGCACAGGTTTTTTAGAAACTGTTCGACGGCCAGCTTTCCGATCCCGTACGGGTCTTGCGGCACGCAAGTCATGTTCTCTTTGAACGGCGTCTGAATTGCCCCGTAGCGCGCCATAGACGAACAGATCACTATACGCTTCACAGAATTCGATATGGCGGCGGAAATTACGGACACACTCGCCCCGACTATATTCTGTGTCACAACATGCGGTGAGAATACGCTCAAGCCTTCGTACGCCGTCGCGGCGCAATGATACACGATGCTGCATCCCCGCATCCTTTCCTTGACATTAGATAAATCATTACAGTCGATCTGGTGAAACTCTACGCCGGCTGGCACATTGTCCAGCTCACCACCAATCATGTTGTCGATCCCGACAACCTCGTGCCCGTCGGCCAGCATTGCGTCTGCGAGGTGGCTGCCTAAAAAGCCAGCCACCCCAGTGATGAATATCCTACTCACGATAGATCGCGATCAGGTATTCCGCCGCCGTACCGTGGCAATTGCTGCACCCGTCCCAGCAATGAGCCTTTCCCAGTCCATACGGACACGCGATAGCTTCCCACCGGTATCCCGGCGGCATGGGGACGTGATCCATTACGCTCTCAGGTTGACAGTCCAACGTCACGTCTTCGATGATGTACACGCCACCCTCTTTGAGATATGGCAGTAGAGTGTTAGCCGTGAGTATCTGGTGACCCAGTTCATGTGAACCGTCGTCAATGATAACATCGAACAATGGGCCACCGTACTTCTCCATAGCGCCAATCAAGGACTTGGCATTACCCTGGTCGGCGCCGATACAGGTGATGCGGTCGGTATGGAACAGACACGACCAGTTGCTATCGAGCCCGAGGATTTTTGCCTTCGGGAAGAACTCCTCCCACATGCGGAGGCTACACCCGTAGTTCACGCCCACCTCCAGCAAGTGGCGCACGCTGTCCCGCTTGTCCTTGAACAGGTCCCAGTACGCCACCGTGTATGTGTGGCAGGTGTCGCCGGCGAGATAATGATCGCCGCCTTTATCCGTAGCGTGTTTCTTAGCTAGCTCGCACAGTGGGGTCATGGGACAAATCCTGTGAATTGGGTGGCGTCATGGTTGGCGGGATACTGCACGAAGGGGAGGCCGGAATTCAACTCTGTATTCGCCCAGATCGGCAAGTCAATGGGGACCGTCCGGGTGCGTTCAATAAATTTCATGCACTCCAGCCGGTAGGCCTTGTCAATCGCTGGCAGATACTGTGTTGGCCAGATATGGGTCGATCCAACAAAGCGCCAGTTGGCGCCGGTGTCGGAGGGCACCCCTTTCTCCCAGATACCGGGGAATGGAATATTGTTCATTTCCTTCATGGCCTCGATGCGATCCATGAAATCCACAACAATCTTTTCGGTTACCGGCTTACCGGTCCAGTCGCCCTGTTTGAGAACGCCGTAGTCGAGCCACACCCACACGTCCACTTGCGGGTCCGCGGCGGCGGCCATCACAGCCCAAGCGGTGCGCTGGTGCTGGACGATGTTGGACAGAACCATGTGGTGGGGCGTCGCATATCGGTCAGCCGGCACCTCTGTAGCCGGCGGCAAGTGGAGCTTGTTATATCGCTCCAACCACATGTGCAGCCAGCAATGATCCAGCGGATAATCGTAGAACACCTTGAAGCGGCTACCCAAAGCAGCGGCCAAGCGGTCACCCAGGGCCTTATACTGCTCGCGGTTCAGATGCTTCACTTCGAGCGGGACATAACCAGAAAATGCTTTAATGATCATCACGCCCTCGCGTAGTTGGTAAACATTGTTTCGTTGTGGTCTGCCTGATACCAGCGGATCGGCAGGCTGCCATACTTTTCCACGCGCGCCAGGTCATTAACTTCCCAGGTCACGTTACGCTTGAGGTTGACGTTCCGCATGGTTCGGTCCATGAACTCATTATGAAACCGGCGTAGGTACTTGCGCGGCACGACCATTAGTCCACCGCAGAAACGCCACGACGGATTGCTGTCGTCAGCCGGGTGCTCTGGCCCCCAGCATCCGGGGGTGGCAAAGTCATCATCTTTCACTTGCCCGAGGAAATTGTTGATCACGTCCACAGTCACGCCAGGTACGTGCAGGATGCCGTAGTCGATCCACACAAACGTGGTAGCGGCAGGGTCCATTATTGACGCCGCACCCAACCACGCCGTCTTCTGGTGCTGCACGATATGGTAGGCCAGCGTATTCTTGGCCGGGTTGTCCCCCATAGAATGGGTCAGATGATACGCGCCGGCCTTCTGTAAATCTTTGTACAGCCAGCAATCTTCGACCGTGTTGTAGAACGCCTTAAACGGGGCGCGGATCGCACGCAGCCCCTTACCCAGCTCGCTGTACTCGGCAGCGGTTCGAGGATGCCCCTCTATGGGTACAAATCCTGTAACAACGCGAATTCTAGTCATGCCAGATAAACTCCGATAACTCGTTGGCGTCTACTGTAGCGATCCAGGCTTCTTTATCTTCTCGGCCATAAGATATCATGACGCTCTGACCGTTCGGGTGCCACGCGACACCGGCTACGAACTCGATCACCTTGTCATGAAAGTAAAATGGCTTGGTTATCCGCTGAACCGTCTTTGACTTATCATACCAGACAAACCGATGCTGATAGTAGCGCTTACCTGTATGCGGGTGAACGCGGGCCTCATGCACAACCGACAAGAAGCCACACTTGAACGGGATCACTTGGGAACCGCCACTAATTGCATCAGTGGCAAAGTTGATCGGAGTGCGCGTAGCATCCCGTCCCTGCTCGTCCACAGTTAACCCCAGCCGGTACGCGAATTCTAGCTTGTCACCGTCAACCCATGGCATCCAGTTCTTCTCGTGGCGGCGCTCCACCGGGAGCATAGCATGAACATCTTCCAACGATAGTGTATCGCCCTCGCCTGTTATTAGTTTGCCGAACCACTGTTCGCACCATCCCTCTGAGTTTTGATCACGTACACAGGCATTTATACACCAGCGACCTTTCCATGAAAATAAACGCATATCTTCGAAGCCGACCACCAGATCAAACTTTGGCGCCGGCATTTTAGGGACAATCTCTATGGTGGTATCAACTTCGAAGTTGTCCCGCAGCTGCAAGAAAAAATTTCTCGTATGGATGGGATTAGTCGAGTTGGCTTCTCCATTTGTGCTTTTAATCAGATATCGTCCATGTTCATCCATAGTGTAGTTAACGGACCGCAATAACACATAAATCTGGCCCGCATCGGTGATAATCGACGGGTTCAAGGCGGTGTATCCGTCCGGAGGATTGAACGCGATCCGGCGGGTGATGAACGACGCCAAGCACTCGCTTAGTGGCCTAATATAGTGGAACAGATTTCCGCGCGCTTGCTCTCGAGAGAAGTCACTGGCGTCTTTACTTAATGCGACATGGTCGCACATTTTAAACCCGCGGTCGCGACGCTGCTCATCGTAGTACGCGACGATAGCAAACTCCTCGCGCAGTCCGGTGGTGTAGACATAGTCGTTCACGAACAACAGGTCGCCGGGCCGCTTGATGCGTAGCCCTTCCTCGGCAGCCAGCAAGGCCGCTCGGTTCATACCCTTGTTACGGTAGTGATTGGCCAGGTCGTACAGGCTTTCCGCGCGGGACGGGCGATAGTTGTACGCGGCAATCAGGCCAGCCACGTACCCGGCTTCATCACCACAGGCCTTGAGGGAGTGCGCCAGGTTAACGTGAGAATTCCAAATCTCCTCGTCCCAACCACCGAGCGCGATGCGCTTGCGGTATGCCTTCACGGCATCGTATGGCTTGCCGGCGTCACGATATGACTGGGCCAAGTAGAACCAGGACCGGCCGTTGTTTGGTTCTTTCTTTAGCGCGGCCTTCAACAACCGGATATCCCGGATGAACTTGTTCTTGCGGTTTGAGCCGTCGGCGTAGTCCGTGAAGAAAATTCCGTGCACTTCACCGGCGGCTGGAACATTAAGAAATTCATGGGTCACCCCGATATAACCCCCGGTAGCGGCACGACTAACAAATCTTGCGTTGTGATACGACAGCGTGCCGGCCTTCTGGACTGCGTTGTACGCGAGGCCGCCAGCTAGCTGTTTTTTGAAGTCTTTATCCTCAACAACCAGCTGCATGTCGGCATCAACGAGCAGCAAATAGTCCCAATTGACGTCTGATGCACGAGCCGCAGCCAGCGCGGCATTTCGGGACTGCTCGAAGTTTTCAAAGTGTCCGAATACAATATGGAAGGGAATACCGTGTCCTGTAAAAAAGTTAGACATAACCTCAGGTGTGTTATCAGATGATCCGGTGTCATACACCACGGCTCCGTCAATATACGGCGCAATACTCGTGAGCATTCGCTCAATTTTATCTGCTTCGTTCTTGACAATTATATTTAAGGCTAGGCGGGGGGTCATCCATGCTTCTCCAAATAATTGGCAAGTGCGTGAAGCGTTACAGGGGTTTGGTGCCGATGTAAAGCAATATTGCACCAGTGGCATAAAATTCCACGTACATATCGGGGGTCCGCTTTTGTCAACGCCGGGTTATGGTCTGTGTGCCAACATCCGTCTTTACCTTGGCCCGACCGACCCGCTTGCGCTGTCCCGCACGCGGCGCAAGAAAACTTTTGTGTTTTGAAGCGCTCAGCCCACTCGTCGAAAGTAATACCGAAAGTCAGCCATAAATGCTGATCCCGCCTATAATTAGGGTGGGTGTAACGATACCTGCGCATCCGCAGGCGGGCTTTTTCCCGGCGAATTAGCGGGTCTTTGAAGGGCATAGACACTCCGAAGGGGATCGGGGTTTAAGCTATAGGTTTTTAGCCTATAGCTCATTTCGTGTCAACTGTTATCCGTTGGAAATTCGGAGTGGCCCGGTCATGCCCGCATAGCCGAAACCGGTGGCGCCGGTTGTGCCGGTCGGGCCAGGACCAGGAACGCGATACACGGCACCGAGAATACACGGGTCCGTTGTGGGCACGACAAATTTCGTAAACGTAGCCGGATTTTTGTTCGGGCCCGCGGCGCCGGCTGTACCGGTAATGCCTGTAGAACCCGTTGTCGAAGTCGGTCCAGTTTTGCCGACAAAGCCGAGGCTTGAAAAACCAGTCGGGCCGGTCAAGCCGGTGAAGCCCGTCGGTGATTTACCGATCAGTCCAACAAATGGACCAGTCTGGCCAGTCGGACCAGTCGGGCCAGTAACCGTGGTACCCGAGGGTCCAGTAGGAGCAACACCGGAAACACCGGTACTTGCATTGACCGTCAATCCAGGACCTTGCGGGCCTGTGCTACCCGTCGGACCAGTCTGACCTTGTGACGGTCCAGCAGCGCCCGCGCCCGCGGAACCAGTCGGACCCGTAGAGCTGCCCGCCGATGCCGCCGTCGGACCCTTCAAACCGGTTGCGCCGGCAGGGCCGTAAATGTTGGCGTTGTTGATCAGCTCAACGACTTCTTTCAGCACCGCTGGAATTTCGTTGTCATCGTACGACTGCGGCGGCGTAGGGGCCGGGGTCAGCGGATTTACATACTTGGCCATGCTCAACCTTTACCCGTTCGAGATAGTCAGTACGCCACCGCTATTCCACACCTGATTGACCACATGCGGGTCCGCGAGCGGCGGGATGAACAATGTCACCGTAGTACCCGTGGCACCCGTGGCGCCGGTCGGGCCCGTGGCGCCAGTCACACCTTGACCAGTCGCACCGGTCGGGCCAGTCGTAGCACCAGTGGCACCCGTGACGCCGGTGGCGCCAGTCGGGCCAGTAAAGCCTGTCACGCCGGTCGGGCCAGTCGGGCCACCAGCCTGACCAGTCGGACCAGCGACGCCAGCTGGGCCAGTTGGGCTCGCGCCCGTTGGACCAGTCGGACCTGTGTTACCAGTCGCACCCTGGGCGCCGGCCGGACCTTGCGGACCACCAAACGAACCAGTAGGACCAGTGACACCGGTAGGCCCTGTCGGGCCCGTTAAACCTGTTGCTGAACCAGTAGGGCCCGTCGAACCGGTCAAACCGGTGGGGCCACCAATGCCACCGGCATTTACGACGGCAACGACCTGGGCGAGAATATTGCCAATCTGGTTTCGATCCGGATTGGTTACTGCGGGAATTGCCGTCATAGTGGACCCCTTCGAGGCTGCCTGCGTGATATCGGTACGCTAGAATTCGTTGATCGTTCCTTAATTTGCCACGATAACTTTTGATCGCCCGTTCGGCTTATGCCAGAAGGGGTGCGCGAACCTGGCAAATAGCTCCGGAGGCAATGAAGTCGCCCGCGAAGTAATATGGACCCGCTTGCCAACCGTGTGGAGACCGGGAGCACCAAGCTTAGCGTCAAACTCAGACGCGCCAGGTATCTGCCGCACATTGTCGAAGTCATGCTTATAGCGCGGGATAGATAACCATTCGTAAACCGCGTCCACAGTTTCTATGGGACGACTGGTCAAGGCATCATATTCTACCAGCAACAATCGGTCAGCGTGGGGCCCGAAATAGGCCTCTTTCAGCGCGTTCAGGGGGTACCCAATTATCCCATCACCAGGAGCAACAAAATCTGCTCGATCAAATACATTCATGGCGGGGTCAAACTTAAATATGCCATTCAACTGTAACGGATATTTCTGCAACAGCTTTTCCAAGCTATCCATAATCCACGCCGGCTCGCGCACACAACAAACCATGCGAAAATCAGGAAACAACTGGACCAGTAATGGCAATTTTCCGGTCCAGGCGCGATTGCTATCCAGAATAGCACTTTGGCCACAGTCCGCATAATATGCGGAGAATAGACCCTCTAATATCCGCATTCGATCCACATCGGTCACAAACACCGATGTTTCTTGGTTAGCCGCGGTTGCGCGCTGCGCAGCATTCACTAGACCGGCCAATGGCGAAATGATTGATGTTTGTAAAAATGGGTTCTGCTGCAAAATGGCAGCAAGGAGCGTGCTGCCGCTACGCGGGAGCCCGCTTAAAAAGTGAATGTTCATAAGGACTTACCCTACACCTGGGGAGATAGGTTTGGCTCCGGGCCCGGGCTGGTTGCCAACCAAGGTTGCCGACTGGGGGCCTAGCCCATGTCCAGCCGGTTGTCCAGGTCTATTTCCTTGGCCCTGCGCGGCCGCACGGTTCAGGTCCATTCTGGGGTCATTCGTTTGCCCATCCTGGCCACCATTGCCCTCAGGCGTACCAATGTGCACCGGTGGCCCCTCTGGCATTTGCGCGCGGGCAGCCAGAGCGCCGGCGGTCAACTCGGTAGCGATACGCTGAACACCCAGTTCAACTCCCTTATGGACGCCTTGCTCAACCTGCTGGGTCATATCACCACCCGCGGCCTGCTGCTGCTTCTCGGCAGCGTCCATCTGTTCAATTTCCTGCTCAGTCGGTACGATCTGTTCGCCATCCAATCCAATAGTGCTTGACACTGATCGCAACACGTTGGCGCGGCCCTTGAGCCCAACGATCTTCTGATCGACTGGGTTGATCGTGGCGGACAAGAACTCGATCTGGCGCTGGCGCAAAGTCTCGCGCTGGATTGCGACGTTGACACCCTGGACGCTGATCTTCTCTTCACCGGTCAACAGCCCGGTTGTGTCGGTCAGCATGATCAGATCGGACAGCTGCAACAGCGCTGGCTCTAGCACGTCGCGGTCAATATTAGCGCTCACGCTCTGCAAGATTTTACTTGCATTGCCCATGAGCATAGCCAGCCCGGACGCGGTGCGCCCTGCGCCGCCGCCGGCGCCCTGGCCGCCCACATATTTCGGGATGGCCGAAACATCATCGGCCAGGCCAACGCAGAACTCGAACACAGACTGTAGCTGCTGCGCGTTCGAGGTTGGCATAAAGAACGAAACGGGAACCTGTGCATTGTTGCCGACCGGGTCATTTCGCGCGTGCCAGCGCTTCCACGGGTAGAGGTCATCGGTATTCTCGTCCGGCGACACGCGGTCGTCATTAATCACGACCTGCGGACCAGAGGCAATGCTTAAGTTATTGACAAGACTACGTAAAGTGGCGTTTGCCACTTCCTGTAGATCGGTCAGCAAATCGGTCAATCCGTTCCCAATGGGGGTACCCGGCACCTTCTCGAATGATGTAATAAAGTACGGATGGCGTTGTCGCGGGGATGGCGACAAATGCGCCTTAATGACATGCGTGCCAATGATCCACGCTTGAACATTGTAATCCCGTAACTCGTCCGGGACAGCCAAACCATACTCTTGCAAAACGCGTCCCTGAACATTGCCATTAAACTCCATCATGGAGAGCATCCCGGACCGGTTCCAGGCCGGGTTCTCGCGGCTCTCCAAAGTCGCGCGTTCGGCGTCCGTGGTGTCCCAGTTGTCATACAAGCCACCGCGGCCATATTCATCCAACACCGCGCGAATTTCGTCCTCATTATATCCAGGCAGATCGAGCAGATCGTTAATCTCGGCGCGCGTGATCCGCAGCTTCTCTATAGTGTTGGCATTTTCAATGTCCGCGACGCCCGGCGTCCACCACAAATCGAACGGCGATACACGGTTCCAAGTCAGTTTTGGCTTCTGCTGGATCGTTGGGGCGCCTCCGTTAGGTGGCCACACGACCTCTGGAACGACCTTTACAACCGGGCCTTTTATGCATGCAAACGGGAAAATTGGCAAGTCAACCAGGAACTCCGCGAGCGCATGATAGAAGCCGCCGTCGCGCAGCAGCCCCTCAATCTTTTCGTCGCTGTCCCGAGCCTGCTGGGTTGCTTTCTTCTTGGCCGCATCCTTGGCAGCTTCAACGAGCGCATCGCGGCGCTGCTTCACGTCAGCCGGGTTCGGGGGCTGCCCCTTATGTTGCTGCACGAGTTGCTGCTCGGACTGCATCATCTGGTCAATGCTTTGGAGAATTTGTGGCGGCACCTCGGGGTCGGCCGGCGGCTTAACAGACCAGGGTTGATCCTGGCCCAAATAAATATCCCGGAGCAACGAGCTAGCCGCGCGACACTTTTGCGCAATCAGGCGAGCATATACCTGCGATCCGCCAAACTTGGAAATTTCGGCCAGCTTAGAGGCATCATATTGTCCATTAAACGTCCGCAGGGCGACTAACAGGCGTTCAGACCACCCACTAGCCGTGTTGCGGTGGTTCCGCATTATCTCGAACTGGCCCTTGATATATCCAGCTAATTGGGGTATTTCTGGCTCTGGAGGGGCATTGTCCTGCGCGGATGCCGTAGCCCGCTCCTGGAGCTGTTGCTCCAGCGCAGCCGGTGGGATTACTTGGAGTACGCCGTTTTGTCCGAGGTCGCTCATGCCCTGTCCGGCTAAAAAGGATTGCACCGTGAACCTAACCGGAACGCGCTAATAATGCCTTAATAATTATGCTATTGCATTTAATCCTTATCTGATATAGGAATTTGGCCATGACCGATCATATTGACGAAAGCGAGCGCCTGGACGAAGTTATACGGGCGTCGCTCCCAGCGACGTTGTCTTCCAATGGGCTAAACCTTTCCGATTTGGCGGCTCTTGCCCGGGACCTGATCCTCAATCTCAGAGAACTGCCGGCCACGCTTGCCGCGCACAAAATCACCCAAGAGCAATATGACAGGATTAAAGAGAACGAATTTTTCAAGCGCGCCCTAGAACAGCTCACCATTGAATGGCATTCAGCCAAGTCAACTACTGACCGATTGAAAATCCAAGCCGCGGCGTCGTTTGAATACGCCATGCCAACCATAACCGCGAGAATGGTAAAGAACGATGAAGACCTCGGCAAAGTTGTTGAGGCCGGCAAGCTGCTCGCTAAAGTAGCGGGCGTGGACAGCAGCGAAGCACAAGCTGCATCGAACCCCGGCGAAAAATTTTCTATTGTTATTAACCTAGGCGAGGATACGAAACTCAAGTTTGAGAAAGATATCACTCCGGCTATACCCCTAATAGAGAAAGCGAAACCCAATGAGCCATCCTAAAGTCGCATTCTTCGACGTTGAGAACGCTCCCTCTCTAGGTTACTTCTGGGGGCACTTGTGGGAAACAAATATCATTGGCGTGACCAATCCTTGGTACATGCTTTCATTTTCCTATCGCTGGATGGGCGAAAAGAAAATTCACTGTCATGCTCTCCCTGATTATCCGCTGTTCAAAAAGGACAAGGAGAACGACAAACACCTGGTCGAAGACTTGCATGATTTGTTTGATGAAGCAGACGTGCTGATCGCACACAACGGGGATCGCTTTGATATCCGCAAGAGTAATGCGCGTTTCATTATGCAGGGGCTGCGGCCGCCGTCGCCCTACAAATCAATAGACACCCTCAAGGCCGCGCGCCGGTTCTTTCATTTTCAAAGCAACAAGCTAGACGATCTAGGCCAGTACCTAGGTGTTGGCCGCAAGCTGCCGCACACTGGCTTTGATCTGTGGAAACGTTGCATGGCCGGCGAGAAGAACGCCTGGAAGACCATGCGCGAGTACAACATGCACGACGTAGAACTGTTAGAGGGGGTCTACGAAAAACTGAAACCATATATGTCAAATCATCCGGACTTGACTATATATGAAGACGCGGTGGGGTGCCCCACTTGTCGGTCTACGCATATCCATCGCCGCGGGTTCGCGGTTAGCCGGAAACGCAAGTACCGCCGCTACCACTGCGGAAACTGCGGCGCCTGGTTCCAAGGGGCCGTCATTAAACTAGGTGAGAAAGTCCCCGACAAGCATGGGCATTGAATTTACGGCGCCGCCTACCTGTGCGGCCTTTCAAAAATCTGAGGCCTTCGGCCGGCTGATTGCTGGGCCTGTGGGTTCCGGCAAGACTACGTCCTGTGTCATGGAGCTATTCCGCCGTTCCATGCAGCAATCCCATGCGGCCGACGGTCTACGCTACACCCGCCATGCCATCGTACGCCAAACCCTCAAACAGTTGAAGGACACCGTGCTCAAGGATTGTCGGTCATGGCTGGGCGGCGTGGGTGAGTGGAAAGTTTCCGAGAACACCTTCCACCTGAACTTTGGCGACGTGCGCTCCGAGTGGATATTTATCCCGCTCGAAGACGCAGCCGACCAAGCGCGCCTGTTGTCAATGCAACTCACGGGGGCCTGGTTATCAGAATGCATCGAAATGAACCTGGACGTGGTCGCCCCTATCACCGGTCGCCTGGGCCGATACCCCTCTGGCGCACAAGGTACGCCCACATGGCATGGTCTGATCGCGGATACGAACATGCCTACGGAAATGTCACCATGGCATACATTCATGGAGAACCCGAACTCGGATTGGCAGGTCTTCATCCAGCCTTCGGGATTGTCACCCAACGCCGAGAATTTAAACTATCTCGTGCAGAATGAGCGCACTATTCTGCTGCCTATTGACCACCCAGACCGCCTGGCGCAGGGACGCAAGTACTATGAGCGCTTTGTTGAAATGTACGGCGAAGACAGCGACTGGGTTAAGCGATATGTTCACGCCCAGTATGGCGACGACCCGTCTGGCATGGCGGTGTTCAAGGAAAGCTGGCGCACGGACTTCCACGTTGTAGATGACACGATGTTGATCCCCGGTTACCCGGTTATCGTAGCCCAGGACTTTGGTCGCAACCCGTGGTCGTTGATCTGCCAGGCCGATCACATGGGACGGCTAATCGTGCATGAGGAAGTTCCCGGCACAAACATAGGTTTAGAAAAACATGTCAACCAAAGCTTGCGCCCTCGACTGCTATCAAACAAGTATGTCGGCTATAAGGTCGCAATCGTCGGTGACCCGGCCGGGGTGGCCAAAGGAAACATTTCCGAGGAAAGCTGCTTCGATGCCCTCAAGCGAATGGGGCTACCAGCGTTCCCAGCTGTCACCAACGATGTTGAGCCCCGGCTCCGTGCAGTGGAGGCGCTCCTCGGTCGCCAAACAAATGGCGGACCGACGCTAATGGTGAACCGCCAGGGCTGCCCGATGCTGATCCGTGCTATGTCAGGTGGCTACCGCTTCACGAAGACGAAGGCGGGGGCGCTCCGGGTCGTGCCCGAGAAGAACGATAAAGAGGGATATTCCCACGTAGCCGATTGCTTACAATACGCTTCTCTCGTCGTTGGAGGCGGGCTAATGGGTGAAATCGCCAGAAGGTTGCGGGGCAAAGTTCGACCAAAAGGCCCCACAATTTCAGCCGCAGCTTGGACATAACGCTACCCCCAGTTAAACACGTACTTCCACACAAGTACCCATGTCGCTATGAGGAGAGCGCAATATGTGAACCAGAACCAGTTGTCAGTACCCATAGAAATCTCTCACGACCTTTTCATGGGCTGGCCACCGAGAAGCAGGTTCGCCCAGCATCGCGTGTAGTATGCGATGCCGGGCGAGTGCGAACGCACGCATAACGTGCCATACCCCTTGCGGGCTCATCGTAAGAGCATCACGATCAGCACGATCACCAGGATGAAGCCAATCCCGCCGCCCATATAGCCCACGGTGTTGCCGGCGTACCACCCACCCCCTCCGAACAAGAGGATCAGGATCAGGATCAACAGAATTAAGCCCATCGTGTTATCCTTTCTTTCCGCGCGATTGCGCCATCAGTTTCCGCTTGAAGTCCAACCGGTCTACCTTGCGACCGTTCAGTAGTCGCATCTGGCGCCGGCGACGCTTGGCAGTTGCAGTCACGGTCATTTCGGTTCCTTAAAGTGGTGGCCGATGAAGTACGAAAGAGAGTAGCCAGCGACAAACGCGGTAAACGCGGCAATGTGCCAACCAATCAGCTCCAAAGCGGTTCCATTACCAAATAGAAAGTGCTTCACTCTTTGTCCTCTGGTTTAGCTGCTTCAAGAACTTGCGCCGCGACTTTAGCCGCACGAACTACCACACTTTCCGCCGTGGCTTGCGCTAGTTGAACTTGCCCCACATTTACCGGGTGTGCCACCAGCTCCAGCGCTTCGAGCCGTGCCATTTCAATTCTGAGCACCGCCAACTTACGGAGGCGCCGGCCTTGTTTCCAATTCTGATATGTCTTGCTTTCATAAATTTGAATGCCATACCAGAGCAACGCAACCACCGCAGCAACCCCCGGAAACCATCCAACGATAGAACCGACAAGGGCCGCACCGGATAAAGAATGGCCTATCCAGCTAATAATCCCTTGGCCATCTTCCACTTCGCTACCCCGTGCTGCTACAAATGGCATAAGTGCCTCGTGTCTGCTTTATATTAATTAAAGAGGAACCATGAATAATTAGTGTATTTTGTCATCTTCCCAAGGGCACTGGACCACCAATTCCATGTGCTTTTTCAGCATATTCCGGTGTTTCCCCGCTAGGTCCGTCAGCTCTTTTATGGCACTTTCTAGCTTCTCTGGCACCTGGGCACCGGTTTTAATGAGGTTTTGGATCGAGATCAGGGTCTGGAGCCGGCCGGCCGCGGAGTGCAGCGCAAACGCCGAGGACATGCCATCGAGAAACGGCTGCCGCTCCAGATGCCTGTCATAGCTATCAAGAGTGGACAAGACCGCCTGGGCTTGCAGCTGCCCTATAGTCGTTATGTTCACCGGCACCTGGAGTGCTTCGATGATCATCATTTCATTTAGCAGAGGCGTGGGCATGGGCAATATCCAATGGCATGTTTTTTAATTCGTCGGGGTGGTTCTTGCCAGAAATATACAGCTCCAGCATGTTCAGCATGTGCTGACGCTGGGCCGGCTCCATGTAGTAACCCCGCGCCCACAGAGTGTGGATGGTCAGGTGAAATGGCTTGAGGCGCTTACGCAAGTGGCAGATCACCACGTCCACCATCTTGGGGTCGGTCTCTTCCTTGAGCGAAGATCGCCGGCTCTCGATCACCTGGTGCATCGTGTCCTTGGTGACCTCGGTGCGATTGATCAACACCGCCAGGAGGGCACCTTGCAACTTTGTCACCTTGAACAGGCGCACGCAGGAGAACACCAGCTCCTGCTCCAGCACGGAACTATCCTTCACCCAGAGCGGTGCGCGCGTGTCGCGGTGCGCGCCGGGCGGCCAGTCATCCTTTGGGTAATAGGCGATGGCCCCGGTGAGCACCGCAGTTCGGACCGCATCGCGCACGGCGTCGGCCGTCTGCCTCATAGCTCGGGCAATTGCCCGGTATGGCACACCTTCGTCCGCGAGCCGCACACAGAACGGCACGAGGGCCTTTGGAATTTCTTCGGATAGCAATAGGTCAGACATGGGGCACCGTTGGTTAAAGAAGCGATGCGAGTGGACCCGACGGGGCACCCCCTGCGGCGCAACGCGCGAGCGGCTTACATGCACCTATGCCCCGTCGGGCCCGGCCGTACAATAAGGTGCATGTCTTATTCATTGGTTACTCACGGGGTGTCCCGTCTGCTTTTCGGGTGACAGCGACGTTTGCCCACATGGCGTTAGTCCTGTGGTTCCGCAGCACGAATGACTTGTCTGGGCCATCCACCAGGACCTCGTCCAGGGCTTCGGCATAGACAGTTGCCGCGGCGCGCAAGGTCGCCATGTCCTTGGTTTGCTCGGAGGTCGGTTTCAAGTACTCGAATGTCGAAGCGTGCATCATGCGGCTTTTCGTTCGGTTTCGACCTGGCACCCGTCCCAGGCAGGAGCATCGGGGCTCCCGCTGAGCGGGGCCGGGTCGCCCTCAGGCGGAATGGTCTTGGCGACGCGCTCGGCTATGGCCCAGGCGCCGTTCAAGGCAATGAGGTTGTTCTCGGTCGGGGCCATAGCGAAGTCCGTGATCGCGCGCTCCAGATTGGACGCGAACAGATGAAAGGTGTCCCGCCCCTCGGGGGAGGTTGCCTTAATGGCCGCGGTCCGCAGTTTCAGAACGAGTTCCATCATCCACTCCAGGGCCTGCCGTGGCCTATATTTATCGCTATCGCAGGGCCAATGATCACCACCACGAAGACAATAATTACTAAGAATGTCTGATGCATAAAGCCTCTAAGACAAGAAGTCAATCTATTCCAGTATACTCGCGGCCTGGAGGGGCCAAACCGGTGGGGTCTGGATAGATGCCGCCAATTGGTGCAGAACGTCATACCAATAGGTGGGGTCGTTGAGCACAATCATGGCCGGGGCGCGGGCACTACTGTACTTCGGCCGTCCGTGGACTTCCCACGTACAGCACAGAACCTGATGATCCGATATCGGTGCCGGCTCTATCCAGGCGCGTATCAGCTTGATCCCCTTGGGGAATTCCACTGTAGGCGGCGGGGTAATCTCTAGTGGTGACACCGTTTCACCTTCACTTGGGCGGGCCTGGGTGGCGCGCTTTGGTGTCACCTTCATACCTCGCCAAGTGTTAACGAGTAGTTAAAGGTTCGGTTTTTGACCCCGAGGTATTTCCGAAGGGGGTATAAATCCAGAACAGGCCTCCCGTCTGTCCAGCGTGGGGGGAGGTGCTAATGCGACGCATTCGCAACTGGCGCGCAAAAAAGGTGCCCGATGCCCTAGTGGCATCGGGCAGGCGCGTGGTTACTTGCGGGTTGCGTTTAGAGAGAGGGACACAAGCCCGGCCGGGGTCACGACCCCAGTAAAGCCGTGGGTGCTGTCCACAATCTTGGTTTTACCCGAAGCGGACGGAATGGCTGCATCGTAAGCGGCCTTTGAAACGTCCAACGTGATAGTAAGGATGTCGCCCTTAACGTCGATTTTCATAACCGTTCTCCTCAAAAGGCCGGAAACGGCCGGCCGCCGTACCCATGCCGCATCGGGCAATCGCCGCCACTCTTATACCGTGCCACCGTGACACCGTTTCCATATGCCGTGGTGCTAGGCTCAAACCGTGAACATCCAACGCGGTGCCAGGTTGTACCGTTAAATCGCACTCAACCGCAAGGTGGTGCGATTTAAAACGCGAATTATAACCCATTGATACCATTACACCTTTTGATGGAACTCGCAAACTCGCTAATTAGCTTTCGATTTTCAGACCAAAGCCTACCCATTTCCCCACCACTTACACCCACCATTTTCCCCACCATTTGCGACCGCACAGAGAGCGCGCTGCAAGCTAGTAGTAGGAGAACAAAACATAAACAATTATACTTATTCAATAATACCAGTCATTACATCATCCCCATAATGGTGGGGAAAATGGTGGGGAAAATGGTGGGGAAAATGGTGGGCTTTAGCTGGGGTAGTCAAAAAACCGGAAGCGAATTAGCGAATATGCGAATAGACCAACTAAAGGTAGAAAGGTGTGACGGTGGCACAACCTAACGGATATGCCAGGTTGTGCTTATTCGCAATTCGCACATCACATTGTGTCAAATGTGTGATATTATCCACCATTATCCCCACCATTATCCACCATTTCCCCACCATTATAGAAATTGAAATTTGAGCAGAGCATCAAAACTGATCGTTTCTAGTGCTATGATACTAGGCAAAGGTGGCAAGGTGGCACCAAACCAGGCACGGCGTTGCCCGACGCGGCAGGGGCGTCCCCGAAAAATCGGGGCGCGCCGCGTATGGGCCACAGGAGATACCCGATGAAAACGTACCTCAATCAGATCGTGACCTACTGCTTCGACCGGTTCGACCTTCACATCACATTAGCCGGCATGAGCGAGGTCAGTCACCCCCAGATCGAGAGCCTTCTGGCCACGTTCTGGTGGAAGGCTGCAATGGCCTTCGCTGCCGTCCGTGGCAACCGCTTCGCCTAGTCACCCACTCAGTGCTGAGGAGCATCAAATGATCGGTTCACAGCTTCCACGATACAGCCAGCCACGTCCATATGTGGGACCAACTGAGATCAATAATTACCCACATCATCCCTATAAACACCTTCCAGTGGTCAATCTGGCCTCTGATGCCGTTGCCCCACACGATCCGTCGATGCTGGAGCTTCTGGGCATTGATCCGCGTGATCTGACCAACCAGTACATCAAGGCCATACGGGACTTCATCAAGGATGGCGCCAACAGCGAGAGCAGCTATAAGACCTTGCTGGCTGCCACAGGCAGCAAGTGGCTGCTCACCCGTTATGCCCCAACGGTTGCCCCCAGCTTCCTCAAGCCGGCGAGGCCGCTATGACAGACCACAACGGGTGGCGCAGCCATCGCAGGCCAGTCAAATTCACCACAGGTGGCCTTATCGCCACCTATTCCCGCAATGAGCTGTCCTCGGCTGGGCTGCTCACTGACCGCCCATACAATGGACGGTATAACGGTGACACGCTGGATGCCGAGAACAACTACGTTCCTCGCCGGCCAATCGAGGTAACGTACTCATGACCTTGAACCAGAAAAACGTCGCGCAGCTCATTAAAGCTCTTGGTAGACAAACCAAGAACATGGGCATTCTGCATGGGGCTGATAGTAGCGCTTACCTGAATGACATAGCCATCGTCGGCTACATGCAAGGGCTGGAGTGCCGTATCAAAGAGCTGGAACGGCAATGCAATTCACTGGTGCGCTGGAGCACAACGGCAGCAATAGCTATTAAGGAAATGAGCAAGTCATGAACGCCATCCAGGAAGGTGACACGGTGGTACTCACGCTCTCCAACAAGACAATAATGGGTGTTGTCAAGTGGCTGTCAAAGAATGGCACCAGAGCCACTGTCGAGGTCAAGCGCGGTAACGCTCGCATGACCTATCCCGACTGGGACACTCGCAACCTTCGTGCGGTGGCGTCATGACCAATGCCTTCTTTATATTCAAATTGATAGGCATATGCCTATTCCTGTCCATCGCAGTTGGCCTGTTCCTTGGCCCAAGGTTGAAGCCATGAAACGGTTAACAATAGCATTTGTGGTTTTGGTTGTGGCAGGGCCGTTTGGCCATGCAGGCGGACTAACGGGCCGCCACGTTGCAACCGACCACAGGCACCAGCTTCGACAAAGTAATGGGGCTGGTGCCACCATTTCACAGCCCACAGGCGACCACATTGAGTGGAATGGCCCGGCCTCTGTGCCGTCGTGGGAGCGTGGCTGCACCAAGTTTGACGAACATGGGAATTGGAGGGACGTATGTTAGACCTTAGCAGGCCAATCACCACTCGCGCTGGTGCCGCTGTCCGCGTGATATGCACGGATAGCCGGGCTAGATCAGGCCCATTGGCTGTGCTATTAACTGATGGTGTCCGAGAGCTGCTTCGGTCATATCCGCTTAATGGTGTAGCTCCAGTTAGCTACACCGGGGCTCGGCAATCAGCAGGTAGTGCGTGGGACTTAATCAATGCTCGCACCAAGGTGAAACGGTGGCGTGTCACCTACGCTGCGGACCCAGCACTTCAAAGGGTGCCAGCGCTTTACATGACCAGCGTAGATGCTCTTGCCCATAATGTTGACCCCCTTGGATGCTTGCATCCTGTGGTTAAGGCAATCGAGCTGGTGGACATTTACGAGGATGAACTGCCATGCGATAGAGGAGCTTGAAATGGCCTATCAGATAATCGACGTTGAAACCGGTTTGTTTGTTACTATGGCTCTAACCGGTGCACCTGCGGCCTATGACACCGGTGCCGAAGCATCAGCAGCAGCCAAGGAATTGGCTACCAGCGGACGCAAGTATCGGGTCAAGCGGGTCACAGACACGCATTGGCGTGACCGTGAGAGCAACAAGTTTATCAGCGGCAGGTATCAGCCACTTCCGTGGACCACCCATGACTGGTGGAGAGGTACAGCTGCCCGCGCTATCCATGAAAACCACTACCCACATATCTCGAAGAAAGAGCCGGGCATGATTGCCTATACCGAGAGCATAGAAAAGGGTATGGACAACATTCGTACCTGGATCAAGCCTGGCCGGTATCTGGAGAAATACTTCTCTGAGATATTACAGGCTTACGGTGTAAACGGTACCAAACTGGCAAAGGAATATGCCAGCCATTATGAACCCAAAAAGGTGTTCTTTGCCACCACCGAGGACGAAATACAGTCGGTCTATGAGCGTGGCCCATCCAGCTGCATGTCGTCCGCTGCTTACCGGCGCGACAATGGCTGGGGGTATCCGAGCAAAGGCTTGTGGCCGGATGATTACCATGCTTGCCGCACCTATGCCGCTGGCGACTTGCAAATTGCGTATCTGCTTACCGATGACGATAAACCTACGTCCAAGGTTATTGCTCGTTCCGTGGTGTGGCCTGCGCATAAAACCCATTCAAGGTGTTACGGTGACGAGATACGCCTCAAGACCATGCTGATGCAGCAAGGTTATACGTTTAAGTCACCTGTAGGTGCCAAGTTGCTCCGCAAGCCATTCAAGAAACAATTTATCGTGCCCTATATCGACCAGGGTGATCGTAGTGGCCAGGGTGCGTTAGCGATCAAGGATATGAAAGACCACCTTATGATCGTGCGGCAAGAAACTGGCACTTATCCAGCTAATGCTACCAGTGGCCTATCGGGTGGCCGTTACCAGGCTGACGGTTCACAGGACGACGGGTCTGATATCTGCTCTTATTGCGAGAATGAACTCAACACTTTGCGGGTTTATAGCGGCGGTGCGACAGGCGACTATCGCCACTGGTGCAATGATTGCATTGCTGAGCATGCTTTCATGTGTCAACTGGATAATCGCTATTATGATATTGAACGCATGGCTCAGGTTATACTGGCCGACGGCACTGTATGGTCTGATCGTGCGTTCCGGCAGAACGGGTTTGTATGCCCTGGCAATGGCCAGCGGTATAACGCACGAGTGCGGGTACCAGTTCGCATAGATGATAAGGGAAAATCGACGAACTATTCACAAGATTGGGTGCTTGCAAATACTTTCGTCTGCCAGTACACCGGCGACAGATATATTTCGAGCCAAAAGGTAGTCATGGCTGACGGAGCGTTCTGGAGCAAACAGGCTGTTCGCCATGCTGGCTTTGAGTGCACCGCGTGTCACAAGACCCATTCGACTTACAACAAAGCCGACGGTAAGACGATTTGCTTGGACTGCGCTAAGGCTTTGGAGCCGGCCAAACAGGCTAAACGGGCTAGGAAAACACCCGTTACTGTAACGGATACCGCAGCTGACGAAGCGATTGATATGCTAATAGCTTCACTCTCAAACCCTGAGGAGCACCCGTGACCGAACAATTCCAAATGAACCAACAGGAGCAGAAAACCGCGGACGACTTGCGGCGAGTAACGCTCGAACGCAGCCTTGAGAGCCGAGCGGCATATGAAACGCTGCTGGGTATGCACACCTACAAGCGCCCGCATGGTTGCCGAACCGAGAAGCGGTTTATCAATCGCTTTATCATCCCCCTTGGTATGAAGGTGGATGGGTTTGGCAACTACTGGAAGCAGATTGGTGAAAGCCCGCTCATGTGGTCCTGCCACACCGACACGGTTCATAGCAACAAGGGTATGCTCAGGATCGGGTTCGACAAGAATGAGATTGGCGTGGCGGAAAAAGACGACGCAAACTGCTTAGGTGCCGACGACGGCGCCGGCGTGTGGCTCATGCAGCAGATGATACTGGCCGAGCGTCCCGGTCTATATCTGTTCCATCGTGCCGAGGAGATTGGCAGGAAGGGATCATCCCATATCGCCAAGAACTACGCTAAAGACTTAACTGGCATCAAGTTTACCATTGCGCTGGATCGCAAGGGCAAGGACAGCATCATCACCCACCAACAGAGTGCCAGGTGCTGTTCCGAAGCGTTCTCCAAGTCATTGGCCGCGCAGCTGGATATGGGTTACAAATCGGACGACACTGGCTCATATACAGACACGGCGAGCTATGTTGATCTGATTGGTGAATGTACCAACCTGTCAGTTGGGTACACCGGCGCCCACACGCACATGGAACGGCTGGACGTGGATTTCATTTTCAAGCTGCGTGATGCGCTTATGACCTTGGATGCGTCCAAGCTGGACGAGGTTCGCAAGCCCGGCGAGAAGCAGTACAAGAGCTACACCTATACGGGTGGCACCTCCACTTACACCTACGACAAAGATCGTGTGCTGCTGTATAAGGAAACGGATGGCACTGGTAGAGAGTATTTCTATCGGGGTGGACAAAAGTATTACGCCGTTCTCGATCCTACCGATGCCGACGATGGATGGGGTTTTAACTATGGCGGAGAAGCTGGCTATACTCCGCCAAAGCATAATGGTACAGGCCGGTCTATGGTCTTGATCGGTGGCACCGCCACTGGCAAGCAAGTGGGTACAGGTGCAACGCCGGGTGCTGACGATGCTGCTATCATCAACCACGGGTCTGTGGCTGCTGCCAGCCATGACGATGCCGAGGAACGAAAGAAACTTGCTGATGTATTACGCGGCAAGATTGCCGGTCGTCCTGGTATTAAGCTAGATGCTCCCCCTGTCGTTGTTGACGACGATGACGAAGAACCGATGACAAGCGATGTGTTTAAGAAGATGGTTGAGTTGGTGCGTTGTAACCCAGACGTTGTTGCAGACATACTGGAGCAAATGGGCTACGACTACTCTGGACTAAGCGACGAAATAATCGAAGCAGTTGGTGTGGCTAATATATCTTAATGCTTTCCGACCCTGCCCCTGTAGCGGGGGGCAGTACGGAGCGCATTGTGAACCACCCCGGTTCACACGTTCCATGCTTGTACAAGCAAAGGAGGCTACAAATGGCTAGTGCCAAGGTTATCGCGGCAGCGGAAGCGTTGCTTGCTGCGTTGAAGGCCGATACCCCTGCGGCTATGGCCCAGGCGCCGACGGGCAATCGGACAACGGCTGTCACCAACTATCGCGCCGGTTCCAATCCGGTGCAGGACGTGGTGGATTGTCTGCGCCGCGCCATTCGCAAGAGCGAAGAGGGCACGGACCTGACCGCCAAGGAGCGCAATGTGATGCGTAAGAGCATCAAGGCGCTCAAGGCTACGCGCCGCCACGGTATCGTGAATACCAACGGCGTGGACTATCTGACGCAGAACCACGTTTAAGCGGTCAGATACATAATACACCGGGGGTCAATGCCCCCGGTGACCAAGCTGCCTTCGTCTAGCGGCCTAGGACATTCACCCCCTCAGGTGGAAAACGTTGGTTCAAATCCAGCCGGCAGCGCCAATTTAGTAAAGGAATACCCCATGCTCCCTTCGTCTAGCGGCCCAGGACGCCAGCCCCCTCAGGCAGGAAACGGTGGTTCAAATCCATCAGGGAGCGCCAATTTAGACCCTCTAGTTGATCGCGATTGCGTATTGCTAGATGGCCGCTGTAAGTGCGAGAAGCCCATGCGGGACTGTAAGTATCTGTCCAAAACCTATGTGGAGTGTGGACCCAATGAGCACAACTGACATTCCCCTTTATACGCATATCAACGCTTGTCCGTGGTCGGGCGTGCCTTGCGAGTGCGACGAGTTCCCGTTCCTAGAGAACGGTGGCGTGCTGCCCAAAGTGTGCAGCAACCTGATACGCGCTAAGATGCCGGCTATGGAGCCGTTCCGCAAGCTAGCCAAGAAGGATTAAAACCATGCCAGACTTTACCCGCGGTGTACCTTACGATCAGGAAGGCCATAAACTGTGCGTAGCGTGTTTTAGGCCACAACTTGGCGGAACCTCTTTTGCTTGCAGTTCATGTTGGCACGAGTTGAGCCAAATAAATCGTGATGAAGTTATGCGATCCGAGGTAAGGGTAAATCGCGGGCAACTACCGCGCTGGATTATTAATACTGGCAGCGCGCCCCTATCTGGTAGCGCTATGCCCGGTGGAATGGTGGAAACCAAGGCCTATGACCCAATGTGTGATGTTGCCGATGTTATGGCCCGTGCCCAGGGCAAGTGTGATTTTGGTGCCCAAAAAGAGTTATGGAATTACATCGTGGGTGAATTGGCAGACCGTTTCATGCGTAATGGTAAGGTCGGCGCTGATTTCATTTATTGGTGTCACGGTGGCAGCGGCGGTGGTGGCGCTGGCCGGCCCCCCTATCCTAGCTATTCCTTGACCGACGCGGATATGGCCGTTGATGGTCGTGCGACAATGCGGCTGGACGAGCCAATACCAACCTGGGTTGCCAGGCACGCACAGTTGGCAGCGGGATACGGGATGAGCCAGGCTCACATTCACGACTATATCCCAGGTGACCCAATACAAGACTCAGCTGACATGGCTCAGGAGTTGGTGCGATCTATGCAACCACCCGTGGCGTCCGTTGCTAGTATGGACTATGCCGAAGCGGAACGAAGATTGATATTGCAAGCAACCGAGGCTCAGTTGCACCCGCCTCAACTTGTAGAAGGTCCGCAGATGACCGCGGCAGAGGTAGCTGCCAGGATTGTCGCGACACATGCACCAACTGTACAGGACATTGCAGAGCAAGCCGGACAGTCAATGATAGATCGTTATTTGGCACAACAGAGACGGAGGTTGCGCCGTGAACCATAACAAAACGAAGCCCCACAAGGATTACTCATTCTCGTTCATTCCCTGGGTTGTGTGCGTGGTCTTAATGGCGATCTGCACAGCATGGATCATCGTAGGTGTTTATGCTTTCTGGGTGGCCCACGTTACCTTGTACTAAGTTACAGGCGTTCCGGGCAACCAGTATGGACCCGGTCTACTCAACGACCTGTGAAGGTGGCACGGTGACTGCTCCTCAGCACCGTGCCACCACCTTCTTATCTGAGGAGCAAAGAGAGGCTATATGCGCTACTGGGAAAAGTCTCGATTATGGCAAGATGGCTTGAAAACACACCCTTATCTGGCGTCTAGCGATAGCTATAAACGCCCGAGCAAGAAGATCAAGGGCGATTATATTCAAGTCGTCCTTAACAGGGGCAAACGCCAGTGGGCGTTCGCAACAATGGCTGACCGCGATGCTTTTGTTGACAAGCATGGCGGAAAGCGTGTATTCACTAGTGCGGAACGCGCTGCGTTTGACGGTGCAGGGAAATGAAACCAGACCACGTTTCAACAACTGAAGAAATGATTTTAAATCCTATGGCGCTCCCTGCATATATGCGGGGTTCACGATACTTTAGAATTGAATACATTGATCCTTTAACCGGTCATAGCAACACCGAAGGCAGCATATATCTTCCAGATGTTCCCGACATTTATGAGGTGCTTGATAAAATTGAGGGGCTCATTCAGGACGCATACAAGCAAGTATCTGAGAAATCTGCTGAGGAGCAGAAAACAAAAGAAACGTGCCCTCTGACATAAAACTACTATTCCTAGATTTCGAGACATATTACGACAACGAGTACTCGTTGCGTAAAATGCCGACACCCAACTACATTCTGGACCCCAGGTTCGAGTGTCAGATGGTTGCTGTCGAGGAATTTGGCGCGGGTGCCCAGATTATTGATGGGCCGGATTTCCCGCATTACCTGAAACAATTTGACCCCCGCAAAACAATCACGGTATCTTTCAACGCGCTTTTCGATGCGTCGATATTGGCGTGGCGCTATGGCTTTGTGCCAGTCCGCACTCTGGATACGATGGGCATGGCGCGGGCGTTGATGGGCCACAAGCTGGTGCGGTTCTCATTGGGAGCCGTTGCGGAAGCCTTGGGGCTAGGCGCAAAGGGCAACGCGCTGGTCAAGGTGCTGGGTATGCACGCCCCCGAAATCAAATCGCGGGGCTTGTGGCGAGAGTTCAGCGCCTATGCGTTGCAGGACAACGTGCTGAACCGCGATATATTCCTGCGGCTGATCCCGCACTTTCCTGTATCCGAACGCCGGCTGATGGACTTGACGCTCCGATGCGCCATTGAGCCACGCTTCCGCATGGACATAGGGATGCTCACGCAGCACCTGGCGGACGTTCGTGTGGCTAAGGCTGAACTACTTGCGGGGGCTGGTGTCGAACTGACCCAGTTAATGTCGGCCCAGAAATTTAAGGAAGCCCTGGAAGCGTTGGGCGTCGAGGTTGAAACCAAAGTAACGGTAGCCGCCCAAACTAAAGCAGACGCAACAGGTGAACCGCCTGTGCGGACGCCGGCGTTCGCTAAGACCGACGAGTTCATGGCGGGGCTACTGGACCATGAGAACCCTGCGGTGCAGGCGCTAGCCGCTGCAAGGCTGGGGTTCAAGTCTACCCTGGAGGAAACGCGATGCGAGAAGCTGTTATCCATCGCTAACTTGGATTGGAGTTTCTTGAAATGAGCAGCTGGCGCAATTTGATCGGTAGTGACCGGCGCTTGTATTACGCATGGAAGGCTATGCGTAATAGGTGCAACAATAAAAATACCCCGTGTTATCACTCCTACGGTGGCCGCGGCATTGGCATCTGCAAACGGTGGGACAGCTTCGCCGTATTTGCGAATGACATGCGGTTTCATCCGGGTAAAGGTTGGACGCTGGAACGTAAAAATAACAACAAAGGATATTCTCCCCGCAACTGTGTGTGGGCAACACGCCAACAACAAGCGATAAATAGACGGACTTGCGTGCTCACCGCGCGGCTCGTCATACGTATACGGGCGTTGTATCGTCGAGGAGTATCGCAGGCCCACCTGATAAAAATGTTTGGGGTGGGTAGTTCTCAAGTGTCACGTATCGTACGGGGGCAAATATGGCAAAGCATATGATGCCAGTGCCGCTGCGCTACGGCGGTGCCCATACGCACCGCCTAAGCGGGGAGTGGGGGATCAATCTCCAAAACCTGCCGACTGTGCGCGGAAGCAAAGGCAAGTCAAAGCTGAGGCTGGGCCTCACGGTGCCCGAAGGCCACTCCGTAGTGGCTGCTGACCTAGGCCAGATCGAGGCTAGGCTGGTGGCATGGATATGCGGTGCCCTGCCACTATTGCAGCAATTTCGGGACAGGCTCGATCCTTATGCAATCATGGGAAGTCTGATCTTTGGATACCCGGTAGACCCCAAGGTGCATCTGCTGGAGCGGTTCATTGGAAAAACCGCGATCTTGGGGCTAGGCTACGGCTGCGGGGCAACCAAGTTTTACAACATGGTTATCATGTTGGCACGGACGCTGGGCATAGACCTAGGGACCATGTGGACTATGGAGCTGGCGCAGCAGTCGGTGGACACATACCGCACGGTGAACGCTCCTATCCAGTACAGCTGGCGTAAGCTGGACCAGGCTATCAGGACTGCCTGGCTGGGCAAAGGTGGTCCGGTCCAGTTCTTGCCATGCACAATCGAGTATGGCGAGGTGAAGTTGCCGAGTGGCTTGTCCCTCAAGTATGACCGACCGGCGTTTGATTTTGAGACCAATGAGCATACGTTCTACTATGGCAAGTTCAAGCACAAGATATATGGTGCTAAGCTATTGGAGAACATCGTGCAGGCGCTCGCCCGGATAGTGGTGATGAACGCCGCCCTGCGTATAGCTGACCGGGGCTACAAATTCGCGCTGCAAGCGCATGACGAGCTGGTTTTCGTGGTGCCAAATTCAGAGGTTGACAAGGCCCTGAAAATCATCCATGAAGAAATGGTGAGACCCCCCTCATGGGCACCCGACCTACCCCTAACCGCCTCCATCGGTGTTGGTGTCAACTACGGAGAAGCCAAATGACTATACCCCCAGAGGTTATCTACGCACTTGTCTGGTCCCACGCGATTATTGTGCTGTGTGGTATTGGCGCCCTGCTACTGCTGGCGTTCAAATGACGCCCGCAGAAATCCATGAAGCCGGCATGGACGAGCTTGTGACCCGGCATCAACAACTTGAGAAATTTGCGGCCGAGGTTCAGGGCACGTATCTTCGTGCTGCTGAAATAGAGTTAAAAGAGGTTCGGATCGAATTGCGTCGCGTCGCTTTGCGAATACAAATAAAGGGTCATAACCGATGACGCTACCTGACCTATTTAATGGCATATTCGAGCTTGGCCTTGCGCCGTTCCTATGGAAGGGCGTGCTCAAGCTACGCATTGATAAGAAGGTGGAAGGGTTTTACTGGCCCACGGTTGCTTGGACTACCGCGTGGGGACTGTGGAACCTGTACTACTATCCACACCTGGATCAGTGGCTGTCATTCACGGGGGGCTTGGTTGTCGTGGCTGTCAACCTGACATGGCTGGGCCATGTTTGGTACTACGCACGGCACCCGTCGCTAATGAAAGACCTCACATGACCCCAGATAAACGCACAGGTAACGATGGCAAAGGCTTCTACATTCGCACGTTCACAGGGAAGAAATTCTACTGGGATAACGTAGATGCCAATGACATTGACATTCATGACATAGCCCACGCCCTTGCTAATAACTGCCGGTGGACAGGGCACGTACGAAAGTTCTACTCCGTGGCCCAGCATTGTTTGTATGCTTCATTTGAAGCGCCGCCGGGGTTGGAGCTGTCGGCCCTGCTGCACGATGCATCTGAGGCATATGTGCATGATACGCCATCCCCGTTAAAGTGGTATCTGGCGGACCATGACTTCACCGCATTCTCTGACCTGGAGCACACGGTGGACCGAGCAATCTATGACAGGTTCAAGCTGCCGTACCCGCGGGACCCACGAATTAAAGATATTGATCTAAGGTTGTTGTCCACGGAGAGCCGCGACCTGATGCCGCCTGGTGAGGAACGCATTCACATGATTGAGCCTTACCCGTGGCATATTCATCCAGCCTGTCCAGAGATAGCTGAAAGACAATTTCTTGACCAGTTTCGCCACCTAACAGGACAACAAACATGAAGCGCGCCATCAAGATAGCTGCTCCCCAACGCCCGACCACCGAGGCTGAGTTGAAGAAAAAGACCTTGCGCGTGCCGCTCGATCTTGTGTGTCCTGCCGGGGTGGCCCATGAAGCTCAGGCCATGCGGGATGGGTTCATCAAGTACGGGTATGCTACGTACCTGAACGATGGGGTGGAAATGACCGCCCGGCATTGTCTTGCCGCTGCCAAGCGCCATATCGAACGGTTGCTAGCCGGCGAGGACAAAGCGCCAGAAGCAAATGGCGCCCACCACGCTGGGCACGCTCGGGCCATGCTGGGTATATATCTGGAGTGCATGGAGGCCGGTGTTCTGGTTGATGACCGACACCCGCGCCACAAGGCTAACCCGTACATCGGTAAGATGTTCGACCGCATGGCAAAGGAAAACGCAAGTGGCTAAACAATTCGCATGGTCATTTAGCAAGCTCAAAGCGTTCGAGACTTGCCCCAGGAAATTCCATGAGCAGGACGTGCTCAAGAACTTCCATGAGGGGCAAAGCGAACAGCTGATCTGGGGCAACCAGGTACATCAAACCCTGGCCAAGGTGCTCTTGGGCACGCTGCCCGCTCTGCCGCCGGAAATGGAGGCTTATCAGAAATACGTGAATATGGTGGCCAAGTTGCCCGGTAAGCTGTATGTCGAGCAGAAATATGCCATCACCAAGGACTTTGGGCCCACGACCTATTTCGCGCCGAACTGCTGGTATCGTGGCATTGGCGACGCGGTGAAGATTGAGCGTACACGCGGCGCAATCCTGGACTGGAAGACCGGCGCCGTTAAGGTGGACAGCGTGCAGCTGATGCTGATGGCCCTATGTATATTCGCACACTTCCCTGTTGTACAGAAAGTCCATACAGGCTTCATATGGCTCGCGGAAGATGCGGTCACGATGGAAGAATATGACCGCGAGGACATAGGGGATTGCTGGGCTGGGCTGCTGGGTCGTGTGACCGAGTTGGAAGACGCGCTAAAGACCGGGTCATTCCCGCCAAAGCCCAGTGGACTGTGCCGCAAGTGGTGTCCGGTCACGTCGTGCCAGTACCACGGCAAGGGGGGCTTCTGATGGAGAGTAAGGCCAAACTTATCAAAGAACAACTTGCCTTCCTTGGGGTAGAGTTTGACAAAGCTGGTGTGACCTACGAGGCTCGCAAGGTGAACACCGGTCATGTGATCCTTAGCTTCACAGTGAATGGTAAACCTAAGTCCCTGACGATAGGGGGCTCCCTGGATCGCAACGCCCGGCTACGCAACCGCACGTATCTCCGCAACATGCTGAGGGATAACCTATGATGATGAAAGCAATCTGCGTTGTGGTCTTCACTGTTGTTATCCTGCTGGCGGTTATGGCCCGATGGCAGTTGCACACTGGCGGCTGTATTTGGTCAGGGCAAAATGCCACTTGTCCAGTTCGGCCAGCGCAACAGGAAGGGCAATGCCTACCGCAACCAGGATACTGTGACATTGATACGGATTGGCGACCACCGCACAAATAAGTAGCAGGAGTTTGCCCGACGCGGCAAGGACACTAGGAGAAAAAATGAAAGACGACCTTCTTGAAATTCCCGCGTTCCTTAAAATTAGCGCCGAGGAACGTAAGAAAGCCTGGAAAGATCGACCGTATACAGACCCCTTTGCCGGGGGCCTGACCGACGACCGGAGAGCGCTTGAAAAAGAGCGTGTAGCCGCAATCGAAGATGCACGCAAAACAAAGAACGCGCGCGGGCTGGCCAAGATAAAGCAGGCTCACCCAGGACAACGGTGGGATCGCAAGCACAAGATATGGGTGCTTATTGATCCAAAGTTTCGTGTAGGAGAAGTCCCAGTATGACCCCGATCACGTACAAAGGACATGACTATTGCCGTTGTTGCGGGTGGTCTGTTCTTCCTTGGTATCAAGGGCACTATGTCAAACTCGATCTTGAGTTGTTCGTTCAGTTGGCGAGGGTTAAGCCATGACGCCCGAAGGGAAAGTCAAAGCCAAGGTTAAGAAATTATTTGCTACCTATGGCGACGATATTTATCAATTTTGGCCCGTGCAGACTGGCATGGGGGCGGCAACACTGGATTGTCTAGCTTGCGCGGCGAGTGATTTTTTCTCCGTGGAAACTAAAGTTCCTGGGAAGAAACTGACACCGCGGCAGGAAGCGACCAAAGAACGAATGGAACGCGCAGGTATACGGGTATTTGTTGTGTATGACGATAATACCCTAGCTGAGTTGAAACGATACCTAGACGAGGTATTTGATCTATAATGGGTATCCAGGTATCCCGATCTAATCAAATGCTAGTGGTTCCTCCGCACCCCGCGGTGGTGAACCTGTACGGTGGTGCGCCCCGTCTGGACGACAACCTGATTATCCCGCACGGCCTGCGCGAGTACCTGCTGTTAAAGCACCTGGGCTACGCGGTGCCGCACCCCATGCTGTGTTACTACAACTGGGGCAGCAAGACGCCGTTTAAGGTGCAGCTGCATACATGTACGATGCTCACGTCGAACCCACGCGCCTACGTGCTTAATGACATGGGCACCGGTAAGACCAAGGGGGCGCTGTGGTCCTGGGACTTCCTGCGTACCGGGGGGTATGCCGGCAAGCTGCTGGTTGTGGCCCCGTTGTCCACTCTCAACTTTGTGTGGGGGCGGGAGTGCTTTGCCACACTACCCAAGCGCAAGGTGGCGGTGTTGCACGGTAGCAAGGCGCGACGGTTGGAGCGGCTGGCCGATCCGAGCATCGAGATTTTCATCATCAACCATGACGGTGTCAAGGTGATCTTGAAAGAGCTGATGGAGCGTACTGATATTGACACGCTGATCCTGGACGAGCTGGCGGTGTACCGCAACAACTCTGATCGCTCCAAGATTATGCGGAAGCTGGCCGAGCGGTTCAACTGGGTGTGGGGTATGACCGGTGCGCCCATGCCGAACCAGCCTACGGACGTGTGGGCCCAGGCCAAGATTGTCACGCCGAACACGGTGCCTAAGTTCTTCAAGCAGGCCCGGGAAATGCTGATGATCAAGGTGGACCAGTTCACCTATCGCCCAAAGGCAGACGCAGTGGAAAATGCGTTCCGCATGATGCAGCCGTCCGTGCGCTACGCGCTGGACGACGTGGTGGAACTGCCCGAGACAATCTCGCGTGTGATCGACGTTGACCTGAGCGAGGAGCAGAAAAAGACCTACGAGAAAATGTCCAAGCTGTTCCAGGTCATGGTCCAGGAAAAGCAGATTACCGCGGTCAACGCTGCCGCCGCAATGAACAAGCTGCTGCAAGTGGCCCTGGGGTGGGTGTACACCAAATCCCCGGAGTTTGTGGTCCTGGACAGCAAGCCGCGCACCGACGCGATGCTGGATATTATCAACTCGGCCGCGCGCAAGGTGCTGGTCTTTGTGCCATACCGGCATGCGTTGGCCGGGATCAGCAAGCTGCTGACGGCGGAAGGTATTGAGCATGCTGTCGTGCATGGGGATGTGACGAACCGCGACGAGATATTCAACCTGTTTCAGAACACCAACAAGTACAAGGGGCTGCTGGCCCACCCGCAATGCCTGGCGCACGGCCTGACGCTGACCGCTGCCGACACGATCATCTGGACCTGTCCCACGGCGTCGCTGGAAATCTACGAGCAGGCAAACGCCCGTATCCGGCGCGTGGGACAGATGCACAAGCAGCAGATACTGCACCTGCAAGCTACGCCGGTAGAGAAACGGATTTACTCGCTGCTCCGCAATAAGCAGCATGTGCAAGACAAGTTGCTAGAGCTATTCGAGGAAGCCACAGAAAGGAAGCTGTCATGAGATACAGCGAAATGAAAGCGGCGACAATGGAACAGCTTGTTGATCATCATCGCCAGCTTGAACTGGAAATGGATCGCGTGCAGCAGGTATATCTAAAAGCCGCTTCAATAGAGCTACGCCAGCAGCACGACGAAATGCGACTTTTACGTTCTATGATAGAAATGAAAGGACACCAAGCATGACTGAAACCCCCAACGTAGATGCTATCGTTGAAGTGTTTCTCGCCGTACGCGAGAAACTTAAAGCGATGGACGACGCCCACGAACTCCTACGGAAAGAGTGGGTGGAGAAAAAAGAAGCGCTTTCCGGGTGGTTGCTTAACTTCTTGGATACGAATGGGCTGGAGAATGCCAAGACCCCCTCGGGTACAGTCCACACTACCACCCGTAGTAGTGCCACACTCGCTGACGCCGATGCGTTCATGCGATTTGTGATCGACAACAACGAATATGACTTGCTTGATCGTCGCGCTAATGCTACCGCGGTCAAGGAATTCGTAAAGAGCCACGACGGCTCCCTGCCACCCGGGGTTAACTTGAGTTCTATGAAAACTATTGGGGTTCGAAGGGCATAAATGGCGCGCAATCGTACCGGTGAAGCACGAGCTAAACGATTGCGTTATGCGGCCAACCCAGACCACTATAGGGCTATAGACCGGGCATGGTATGCCAAAAACCGAGAAAGGCGTTTAACGCAGCAGCGTGCGAACTACAAAGCAAACCCCAAAAAACACATAGCCGCGACAAAAAAATCTATATATAAACGGCGATATGGGATGACCTTTGAAGACCGAGACAAGATGCTAGCTGCACAAGGTAACTGTTGCGCTATTTGTTTAACAGAGAAACCCCATTCTAAGCATGGGTGGAGTGTTGACCATAACCACGATACCGGTGTAGTGCGCGGTATTTTGTGCGTGCGATGTAATACTGGTCTAGGCCAGTTTAAAGATAATCCGGCTTTGTTACAAAAAGCGAGTGTGTATCTACTAACCCCAGGAGAACAAATATGACCCAGAATAATCTTGTACCATTTGCCGCCGGCACCAAGCCGTCAGCGGCGTTCGCGGCGGCGCTCAACACCGCGGACCATGAGAGCCTGGCCGATGGTATCGGCTCCTCTTATGGAATTATTGGCTACAAAGGTAAGGTGTGGTCGCTCCGATATCACGGAGAGAAGCACGTTTTTACCCGCCCGGACGACAACTCGCCAACCGCGCATATCGATGTCATCATCTTGCGGGCGGCGAGTGTCAAGTCCAAGAGCTACTACGGCAAATATGATCCGAACGCCAGCGAAGGCGTGCGGCCGATCTGTGCGTCTCTGGACGGTATCAAGCCCGACGCTGACGTGCAGCAGAAGCAGTCTGACGTGTGTGCGATCTGCCCCCGCAACGTGTGGAAGGCAGGCACGGATGGTAAGAAAAGCCGTGAATGCACTGACTATAAACGCCTGGCCGTTTTGCTCTTGCCAAACCAGACCCAGCGGTTGCTGGGCGCCGCTTTAATGGAACCTGTGTTCCTGCGTATCCCGCCGGCATCGTTGCAGCCTCTGGCTACCTACGGTGAGCAGTTGAATATGCAGGGCTTCCATTATTCTTCGGTGGCTACGCGCATCACCTTCGACCCGAATGAGCCGCATCCCAAGATGGTCTTTGCGGGCTTGCAAGCCTTGACCGATGCCGAAGCGCCGGTGGTTCTCCCCATGCGGGAAGACCCCCAGTCTCTGCGGATCACCGGGGAAGACCAAATGGCGGCCCATACAGGCCCTTTGCAAGTGACTGGGCAGGCCCAGCCGGCCCAGCAGCTAGCTGCGCCTTCTGTGGACTTGCCGAAAGCCGCCACGGCCCCCTCGGTACCGCAGGCCACAGATTTAGGGTTGACAGCTATAGTACCCGCCGCGGCCGTCCCACAGACTGCGACGACGATATCCCCTTCTAAGCCCGGGGGATTATTGGAATTGACAGCAACGGCTGTAGCCCCTGGCGCCCCCGGTGGTGGTCCAGCTGCTGTGGCTGATACAGGTGAAGTGACAGCCAGTGATGCTGCACTGGACGCTAGGATCAAAGGCCTCTTAAACCCGTAAGTGCCTCATGCTATCTGATAAAACTCGCGAGTTTATGAGCAGAGTAGTTCCGTGGCCGGGTGCCCAAACAGCACCCGGCTACGTTGATCTTGTATGGGCGCCAGGGTTCAACGGTAAGCCGTTTAAGTCGCTGGACGAGTTCATGAAGCTGGCCGACTGGGCCAACCGCAAGGAAACAATCAAGGATTTATACTACTGCCTCAGCCTACAGGCAGAAGCCGCCAAAAATCACCGTGGAGGTCTGGTCGCCAAACGCCACGCATCGCTGGCGCTGTCGCTCAAGTCCATCTGGCTGGACATTGACGTTAAAGACCCCCCAAAGGGGTACACCAATTTGGCCGAAGCGCTGGACGCTCTGCAAGCGTTCCGCATCGCCGCCGACCTGCCGCCACCGTCCGCTCTGGTCCATTCGGGTGGTGGCCTGCACGTCTACTGGATTTCAGATCGGGCACTATCCAAGGCCGAGTGGGAGCCTTATGCTCAAGGGCTCAAGGCACTGGCGGTCAAGCATGAATTGCGTTGCGACGCCGGATTGACCACGGATGCTGCTCGCATCCTGCGTGTCCCGGATACGTTCAACTACAAGACTACACCGCCTCGGCCCGTGAGGCTGCTGGGGCTGCGGGAACAGTCACTCGACTATGACTTTGCTCGCAGCCTCGGTTTCTTGGCGCTGATATCGCCAATGGCAACGACCGTCGATAATAAGACATTTTTTATTAATGCGGATCAGCCATCGGCGCCATCGCCGCTGTTGGCTGCGCTACCGAAAGAGAGCCTGGCGGCGGGTATAACAGCATACAATGATCAACCGCTGGACTTTGATAATATTGTCAACGGCTGCGCGTTCATTCGGGACGCGTTGAAGACCGAGGGCAAGGACTACGACCAGCCTATGTGGAACCTGACCACGCTGGCGGCAACCTTCATGGAGCACGGACATGCGTTGGCCCACAGAATGGGTAAAGGACACAGCGGATATACTCCTGAGAGCACTGACAAGCTCTGGGATCGAAAAAGTAAAGAACGTAAAGATCGTAATATTGGGTACCCCTCTTGTGCTGCAATTCAAGCTGCCGGCTGCAAGGCGTGCGCGATTTGTCCGAATTTTGCAAAAGGTAAGTCGCCGCTCAATCTCGGCGCTCCAGTTGTTGCCACGGCGGTAGGGGGCACCGTTACATTAATTGCGCCGCCGGACGATATGTTTTTGCCCGGGGGCTACATTGTCAACTCTGACGGGTTTATCTGCAAGCTGGGTAAAGACGATATTACCCTACAGCTATTCTACAACAAGTTCTCAAATCCGTGGGTCAGTGACGAGCCAAAGGCCCTGAACTTTACGATCACTACGGATAAAGGGCACACAAAAGATATCGCTATCCCGCTGGCCGATATGTCGAACAGCGGTAAAATGTGGGACCGTATGTATCTCCAAGGGGTGACACCGGTTGTCCATTTGGAAGCACAAGGGAGAGGGTTCATGGTGGCATGGTTGGCACTAATACAGAACGCACACGAGGCTGCTATATCTGTTCCCTTTGGCTGGTGGCACGATGAAAATGGTAAACGCGCCGGATTTGCTTATGGCGGAAAAATTTTCAAGAACGACAATACTATAGACCCATCTGGCTGTGCCGAGAACAACATGCGTAAGTGGTATAAACCAGTCGGTACTCGCGCTGCATGGGATACAGCCATGAAGATGATCTTGGCAGAAAAGCGCCCCGAGCTAGAGTGTCTTGTGGCAGCCACCTTTGCCGGTCCGCTGGCGTTTGTTCCTGCCGAATACAGCAGCATGTTAAGCGTGTGGGGCGATAGCGGTGCCCACAAATCCACTGCGGTCAAGGTGGGCATGGCTGTCTGGAGCCATCCGCTAATGTCCAAGGAGGTCGCTCGATCAACTGCCAACCATATGATGAAGAAGATGGGTGATCTGCGAAACCTGACTATCTACCAAGATGACATAAAAGACACCGTGGACAAGAAAGACCAGAAGGGCGTCTACACTACGCTGTTCGGCGGTACCGACGGCATAGACGCCGGCAGGTTGACTTCTGGCGTGGACTATCGTGACCGCGTCGCTTGGCAAACTATGGTCGTGATCTGTTCAAACACGAGTTTTGTCGATTATGTCAATGAGGTAAATAAGACCTCCGATGCTGGTATATACCGCTTGTTTGAGTTCCAGCACATGAAGGGGGACGACAATGCGGCCGGCCGCGTGGCCGTTACAATGAATGCCACCCGCATCACGCAGGAACTGGAACATAATTACGGAGCAGTAGGTATGGAATATGCCAAGATGTTGGGGAGCAACCCGCAAGAGATTGATACGTTCACCAGAAAAATAGTCGAGGATTTTGCGTTGGAGGTTAAGCAAACGGACCCGGAGCGATATTGGGTCGCCGTGTGTGGCACGTTGCTGGCCGGTGCGGAATTGGCTAACAGACTGGGCGCGGGTTTAAATGTGCCAGAAATGCGAAAGTTTCTGATCTCCCGCTATATGATGAACCGCGAACGGTGCGTTGAGGCCAATACCAAGGGCGGCTCACAGATGAACACGGAAGAAACCTTGACCGGGTTCCTCAAGGCTAAGCTGGGTGAGACACTATGGACTGACATAATGCACCAAGGCCCAGGCAAGCCGCACGGAATTCAGTTATTGCATGAACCTGACATTCGGTTTCCTAAACCGATAAACGTCCATTTTGCTGTCGGAGATCGTACGGTAACAATGTCCACCGTTGCATTCCGCGACTATCTCAAATTGACAAATACGGCGCCTGCCGCAATCGTACGTGGGTTAAAGGTGCATTATAAAATGTACCGGGAACGCCTCAGCATGGCGGCTGGTACTCGGCATGTGCAGGGGCCGGAAGCGGTTATGATTATCCCAATTCCTGAGGGTTCACCATTAGAACCGCTAATGAATGCCTACAAGCAAATGGTTAAGCCAGATGCTATTAGCGGAGCCACGGGAGCGGCAGTTTGATCGCCGCGTAGGTGCCAACGAACGCGCCTACTGCCGTGGGTATGATCATCCAGTGGTCGTCCACATACCCAATGGTCACCACGGCATTGCAAAGCATTATGGCCGTGGCCGCTAGACCAGCACCTGCGGCTTTCTTTTTCAACAAAAACAGTGTGTAGTGAGCCCAAATGAAATCAAGCACTACCATTGACCCAAATACATAGAGGACCTGGGGGATCATTTTCGCAACCTCACCACTACCATCTTCCCCCCGGAGTACGGGTCGCGCTTCATCCCGATCTTGCAAGCTTGGATAGCGCTGGCATTGGCGTCCATCGCTGGTAAAGCAAAGCGCGCCCCGGAGCCAATCGCATAGTAGGGCACTTTAATTGGCTGCCAGATAATTCCTTCAAAGAAAAACACGCGCCCGCGGGTGTCTACCAGCAGCGCGTTTATGTCTTCCAGTTTCGGAGGACCAAACCCTTTAACGAGACTTTCGTATAGCCGTATGCAGCTCTCGGTGGTTTTAGACGCGCCAAATAACCGGCCGTCTTCCAACCGGAACACCTTCACGTCGTCGTCCCTATTGACGTACGAACTCTCATGGTCTTCGATAACAGTTTCTCGACCGTCGCCGGCCATAATACCGTTTCGATAGGTTATGCAGGTCATGGAACACCTGTGACTTTCATGTAGTGTAAAACACGTTCAAGTTCTTCAACTGTTGCGTCCCGTTTCAACTGATTTGCTCGATGGCTAATGACCCTGATGTTGTCTGGGGTATAGCCAGCGTCGTTATAAAAGCGGTCAACGCTCGGTGAATTAGGTAATGGTTTTCCAGTGACACTGACCACTAATTTAATACCTAAAACAGGACAAAATTCTGGGACAAGAATATCTGCGGCTACAATAGAACACCGCCTACCATTCTTTTTGGCGCGATGACGTATATTTTTAATGATTGATGCGGGCCATGTTGCCAGGTCGCAGCGTCGTGCGCGTGTAGTTGCGTACTCTTTGTCCCGCCGCCCTGGCTGTTTTCTTTGCATCGCTTGTCGTTCTAGCACACCAGGTTTAGCCCGGTAGCGCCGCATGGCTATAGCAGCGGGGGTAGTCACAGGAAATCTCCAGGGGTTACTTGATGACTTTTTTTGTGTTCTTCGGAGGCTTCGTGAAGCCCTTGCCAGAGCCTTCACCGGTCTTACCGTAGTTCTGGTCTTCATCCTCCGAGGATGATTTCTCGTTGAGTTCACTAAACTCATTGGGCGTCTTCAAGAAAGAGCTTTCCTTGCCGAGGACGGGTCCGCCGGCGGCGTAGGACGCGGTTTGAGGTTTCATCCCTTTGCTTAGCATGGCTGTGCCTTTATCTGCTTTGTTAAACTCTTTTGCCACCGCAACGGAGGGTCCCCCGCCGCCTGGCTTCTTCCACCCGTGAGCCACCGCGGCCATCAGTCGGGCTACCTTTGGTGTCGGGCTAGGCATAGCAGACCTCCGTTAAGCCTTGGTTACTACCCTAGAAAACGCCATTTATCGCACGTTCTATGGGGCCGCGACCCCCTGTTTTCTGGCGGGTCATGGATTGCTTGTTATTGTGCTGCTCGGAATGCGCGAGATATCGAGAGGCTTTATCGCTCGGATTTTTGATATCCAGCGCTTGGTCGCGGATAGCCCCGGCAGCGCCAATACCCTTTGCCTGGGCGTTGGCATATGTATTGTATGGGCTGACTAAGCTCCGTGCCGTGTAATCGGTTACCTGCGCCGCCGCCCGGGCAGCCGCGGGTAGATCGCCCTTGGCACCAGCAGATATATCTCCTGGTTCCGCGATGGCTTTACCGGTCCAGTCTCGGAAGCCTAGACCGCCTTGAATGCCGGCCAATAATGGCGACACGGTGAGAGTGTCTCGCAGTGCCTGCATTGGATCAGTTCGACCTTCTCGCGCTTCGTTCAAAGTATACGGGATCGTGAGCGGGCCGCGGGCGTGGATTTCAGCATCCGGATTACCGGTGATCATACGAGCCGCTTTGTCGAACAGCGGCTTGACCACGAACCCCAACACACCCAAGGCCATGACGTTGCCTAACGTGGCTGTACGTTCCGCACTGGTCCCGCCGTATAGGTCCTTAGCCATGTGCGCGAACGCGTTGATCATGCCATAGTGGTACGGTCCGAAGGCCACAACCGAGGGCTCGCGTATCACTTGCGAGAACGCACGGCCAAACCCCTTATCAGTACCGATGTTGGTCGGTGTGCGGTAGTTGGGGATCAGCTTCTCGGCTTGCGTGATCGCTTGTCGCGAAGTCCACTCCGGGTTCTTGAGTTTCAACTCCATGACATGCTGCGTCAGGATCATATCGTTGACCGCCCACATTACCCGGCTGGAGCCTTTGTAGATCATGTCGGACAACTTCTTCAACGGTACGCCGAGAGTATCCGCGACCGGGCCCCACTTGGACGGGTTACGCTCAATATGAACAGACAGTTTCTGTGCCAACTGCTCCATCGGCTTCGCCGTCAACAGACCAGGAGTAATGAGGCCAGCGTTGTTCATGTACAAATCGGTTTGGGTGTGATCCTGCTGTATGACGGATTTTATAGCGTCCATCGAAGTAGACACCAGCCGGGGATATGCAGCCGGATTGACCCAGTCCCAGCCACGCGCGACGAACCCGTGGGCGGCCACGTTTGCGATATGGGCAGTTGGCATCCAGAACAGCAGCTTGGTCACACCCTGGCTGAACCCGCGGAAGCCGTTGTTGAACCAGTCAATGCCAGGGCCGGCGTAATCGTCCATCATGTGGGCGATCTGCGGGTCCATATAGTAGTCGTCCTTGAACGACGCCATCTTGGTACGAATATAGCCACGCTCCTGGGCGGTAGCAGCGGCCCCATCAGCCTTGGCAGGTATCGCGTGCGACAGGAAGTCCGGGTTCTGCTTGAAGCTGTCCACCAGCGACAAGTGATTGCCCAGTTTCATCATCTGCTCCAGGCCGGAGTAGGCGCTCAACAGCGCGTTCTTTGCATACTTGACGCCGGCCGCCTTTTCGATTTCCTCGGTTAACGCCCCGGTCATTTTCTTGTCGCCGTGCATTTGGCCTTCTTTATACTCATAGTTCGGGTCAATAACCGGGGTCCCCTTGCCGTTCTTCCACTCGGTATAGCCGCTGCCCTTGTCAGGAGAGATTACCGTGCGCGTGCCGTCAGCGTTCTCGTGTGCAAAATACTTGCGTTCCTTGGCGCTGTCCGGTTTGGCCCCGCGCAAATCTCGGCCCATAATTGGATCATTGCTGGCCCCACGATTAGTTGTCTTATCCCCGGTCAAGGTGTCTTCGGTGATGCGATACATATGGTTCATCACTTCGTCGGCAGTAGCATTAGGCCAGCGTTCTTTGATGTTCTTGAAGATGGTGTCAGCGGCGTGCTTGATCGGCCCAACGTACTGGTCATAGATACCCTTGTCGCGGGCGTTCAAATCTCCCAGTTTGTTAGCTTCAATGGCCTTGTAGATGCGCCCCTGGGCTTCCGTATCCTGCCGGATGGCCTCTGGGATTTGGACAACGTCCTTCTGTAACAGCAGCGAGTTGTGTACGTCCTGGTGATGCGCGAGTTCAGCTTGGCTCTGTAACAGCCGGCCCACGTCTTCACCCGAAGACGAAGGTGGTCGAGCAAACGAGTTCAACCCCTTAGACAGGTCGCCTACTTTATACCCTTTCTCGCCAGTGAGCGGCTTTTTCACTTCCGCTATGGCTTCTTTGACGGTATCGGTAGGCCGCTTCATAGCTAAAGTCTGCCGTTCGCCTGGAACCTTGGCGGCTTCTGCGTTCTCTTTTATCTTCTTGTCAATGCCGGCGATCAGCTTCTCTGTCTTACCTTCCAAATCCGATTTCGGCATCTGGTCACGCTTCATGAGGGCGTCCTTTGTCAACGCCTGCATGGTGCCCGGGTCTTTCTCCGGGTGCATAACCTTTTCGGCAGCGCTCATGGCCTTCCACTCGCGCGCTGCTCTCTGTCTGGCCATATTTGCTTTACGGGCTGCGTCGGCGTCTGCGACTACCTGCTTGGCTGATTTCTCGCCAGCCGACTTCTCCGCTTCTGGGGCGAGATATTTTGCGGTAGTTTTATCCAGGGCTTTACCGGATAGGTCCCCTTTGAAGGCATTGGCGACAGCCACTTCACGGTCTTCCCGTTCCTCTCGTATCCGTCGGTCATAGAGGCTTTCTTCATCGTCATGTGGTTCCGCTCGTGCTTCGGCTTGGGCCTCGGATACCTGAGCCTTGGCTTGCTGGGCCTCGGCACCGGCGACAGCTTCCTCGCCCTTGCGCGGGTTCAACTTGGCGTCGGCCTCGGCCTTGTTATTGGCCTTAAAGGTTTCATACTGCCCATCGGTACCCCGATGCAACAGTTCATTTGTACGGAACGCGTCTGGTTTGGTGTGGGCCTTGCCACCGGCCAGCTTCTGGGCTTCGCGCAACAGCGACCATTCCTTCGGCTTATCCATGCCGTTCATGGAATAGGTCTTGAGTGGGCTCTCCCCGCCATTGAGGCGGGCAGCCTCAGTCACTATTGCTTTGGCGCGATTGCGGGTTTCTCCGTCGGTTTCGCCGGCCTTGGGATGAAACCGTGCATCGTTGAATACGGTTTGAGTGGCTTCAATTGCCTTAGTAAACTTTGCAGCCTTCTCTGGTGTTTGCGTCTTAATAGGTTTACCGTCTGCATTTTTCAACCCATCAACATTTAGCTCTGGCCGATCATTTCGGACACGGGGGTTCTTCAAGTCTACAGCCGGGTTCTTCACTCCGCCACTTTGATTGTGCAGACCTGCATTCATCTTTGCCGCTGCCTGGTTACGAGCCGGACCCGGGGGCATGGCTTCCAACTTGTTAGCTGTTTCAGCATACTTGCCACCGGCCGCGCGCAGTCGTGCAATAGTGTCAGTGTACACCTTGGGAGTAGCTAGTGTGTCATAATGCCTCTGGGCAATGTCCGCAACCTCGCGCTGGAGTTGGTTGTTGGGGTCTGCGCGTGACTTCTCGATACCGGCTTTCAGGTTCTCCATCGTGCCGTGTGACGCCTTGAACGGGCTCGTGTCCGGCAGCGGAGTACCACCCTTCATATCTAGCTTGGGTAATGCATTTACAGCCTGCTCCGGTGTCGGGCGTGCCCGCGGGCGCGCTACGGGGGTAGGCTGTGCAGCGGGTTGTTCCTGAACGGGAGCAGCGTTGCGTTTTCCCACCTCAAACGAGGTACCCTGATCCTGTACGGGAGCAGCACGTGGGACCTTTAACTTTGCTGGTTCACCAACAGCAGCGGCTGCGAAGTCAGTTTCACCCCCGGCTTGCTTTCGCTCATATGCTGCTTGATCAGCGTCAAAGCTGGTAGGCTTAGCACCAGGCGGTATGCTAGCTTCATCTTGCGTGGCTAGCTTGGCCGGCTCGAACGCATCGGCTGGCAACTCACCGCGGCTGCCTTGCCCCACATTCTGCATACCCTCATGGGTGGCATCCAGAACAGATTTAGCGTGTTCACCTTGGAGGTCGGGCAGCGTGTCGGAAATGGGCGCTTGACGAGGCTGGTCCACGTTAGGCTGTTCGGGCGGCGCGACGTAGTCAGGGTTGAGCACCGAAGCAGTGGCCGGGTCAATCATTCCAGTGGTGAAACCGGTTTTACCTGACTTGGGTGGTGCCGGATTTTCATTCTCAGTGGAACTGATTACGTTCTCGTCGGGCTTGAACGAGCGACGCGCTCCCGCTAGTTTTGCAGCAACGTCCCACTCATTAACCGGTTGACCCACAGTGCCAGCCTTAGGTATCGGCACAGGACCGTTATCCGCGGCGCCGCCGGCTGCAACAGTTGTAACATCATTGGCATCTGCCGCGGCCCTATCATCGGCGGCGCCAGGTGCGGCATCGCCTGGGTGCCCCGGTCGGAATACCTTGCCTAGATCGGCTCCAGCTTTTTCACTGGCAGCGAGATACGGTTTGGCAAAACCACGCGCTTGGGTGAATGCCATACCAGCGCCGACGTTTAAACCCGCTTCTAATGGGTCTACATTTTCAGGACCCTTTTCATAAGCTTGCTGTCCTACGTTGATGCCGCCCATGATGCCGCCTTGCAACAGGCGGGCGGCCAACTTTTCGGTCAGGTTTACACCAAAGGCGACTGGTAATGGGGCAAGCCCGGCGACCATATCTGTGGTTGGGTTGGCTTCGGCGTTTACCTGCAACTGGGCGGTATCATCTATACCTAAGGCTTTCATCGCGCGTTGCTGGAAGCTGTCTAGGACATACCCGGCACCCATCGCGCCTGCGATACCACCGGCGACGGTACCTATTGGGCCACCTATAGCCGAGCCCAATGCAGCGCCTGCCAGTACACCACCAACTGTCGGGATAACACTATGGGCCGCTCTACGCGCAAAGGTCCCGGCTACACCCTCAGCTTCGGGCGCTTCTGTGCCTGGTTCCCCGACTGGCTTTACTTCATGTCCCTGCGCCTGGAGTTGCTCCAGCGTCTGTCCTACTGGATTGAAATTATCGGCCGACTGTACGTCATGCCCCTGCGCCTGGAGTTGCTCCAGCGTCTGTCCTACTGGATTAAAGTTGTCTGCTGGCGGAGTTTGCGGTGCTGGCTGGACGTCATGACCCTGCTGCTGGAGTTGATCCAGCGTCATACCAGTAGGGTCGAAGTCTTGCCCCTGCGTCGTGTCCGTCACGGTGCCACCTTGTTACTGAGCGGGACCAACCACTTTATTATCCGGGCCCACCAAGAACGGTTTATTGTTGATGATCACGGTACGGTTCTGCTGCGGCGCGGCTACCTGCGGCCCCGGCGCTGCTACACCACGGTTAACCTGCCCGGTATTAACCGGCTGCTGGGCGCCAGGAACCGGCAATCCGAGCCTCTTAGCTAATGCCGCTGACTTAACGTCGTCTCTGGCGATAGACGGATCGGCATTAACGAAAGCATTGAATTGCTTGTACTGACCGGCCAGCTGGGTGTCTGTCCCCGCTTGAGCGGCACGTATACCCGCTTCTTGTATCCTGCCGGCTACGCGCAGTTGTGTATTTGTTCCAACCGCAGCATCATGGCGGTCTCCGTACCCACCAACTCCGTAATGTCTGTCTGCAACCTCTAATTTACCTTTTTGGACCGAAGCCGCTTGGTTTTCCTTGCTCTCCTGTTCAGTACTGACTGCCTTTTGGGCATTCAGGAATGCAGCACGCCCGCGTACATCGGCGTTAGCCCCGGCTGGAAACTGCTCATAAGCCATTGCAACATTCTCTGGCCCATATAGTTTTTCCATTTCAGAGTAGCGTCTATCAGCCGCCGCATTACGCGGGTTAAACCCTTCCAATTGAGACCCTTCAACGGACCCGGGGAACTTTGCTTGCGTCTGCCCCGGCCGCCCTTGACCAGGCTGCGGTGCAGCAACTGGGCTGGTTCCGCGCGGCGGCATCATAACCTGGCCATCCGTTGCATCGGGCGTGCTTGTTTCGGTACCAGCATTAGGTCCGGGTTCTCCACCCGCTGCTGGTTGATCACCGCCCAATGATTTATTGATCGCAGCGCCCGCGGCGCCGAAGCCACCCGGAACACGCAGAGGCGGAGTAGGCCCTTCATTGCCTGTACGCACGGCGCCCGGTCCGCCCGCTGCTGTTGGATCAAATCCGCTCATATCAGGAACGGGGGTTTGGTCTCTGCCGCCTTGTGCTGGTTGACCAGCCGGCAGTTGCCCGTCTCCGATACCTGGCAGACCGCCGGCACCGGCGGGAGACTTCGCTATTTTCTGGAGTGTGACCGCCGTGCTCTCGTCCATTTTCTGGTCATAAATGGTCTTCAAGAAATTACCAAATTGCTGGAGGCCCATTTTAACGTGCTGAAACGGCTGGTCGTTACCGAGTTTCGTGGTGGTAGCGGTGACACCTTTACCCCCGACAGTCGGGGAAAAGTGGGTCTGCGTTCCATCGAGCACATTAGCATCGGCTTCTGTGGCGGCTTGCGCGGCGGCGCCCACGTTACCTTGCTGGAGTTTTACCTTGGCCAGTGTGGTCTGTAGCTCGTGCTGCTGGCGATAAGACTGCATGATCGGCCACGCGGCTTCGGGGCCACCGTGCTTGTACGCATCATTGATAACGGCCAATGCCCTCATTGCGGGCTGTTCTTCCCCCGTGGCATCTTCCGCTGCTTTCACTGCTTTAGCGGATGCAGCGCCTGCCCCCTGTAAATAGCCAACAATTTTTTGTGGCGCCATACCGGCACCGGTATCACCTTGTGCGCTTTGCATAGCGCCGCCCGGCGCCTGCTGCTGCCCTTGCTGCGGCATGCCATGCGGATCATAGCTGTCCGGGGCATCTGTCGGGATTGCCTGTTGCTCGGGTACCAGGCTGCTATCGGCCGGGTCTTCTACGTCACCACCATCGGCATAGCTAGGCTGTGTCTGTAGTCCCATAGGCGAATACTGGGGAGACGTTTGCGGCGAACCAGGAGCGGCACCTGGCTGTGGTACATCTTCTGCATCAGCACCCTGCTCGCCAAAGTGAAAATCGGAATTTAAATCCGGTCCACCTTCGCCAGCGCTACCGTCTTCCTGGCCTTTGAACTTGTTACCTTTATGTCCAGGTCCGCGCCCATGTATCGTGCCGCCCCTTGCATATCCAGTTTGGTCAGGTCCGCTGTTTGGGATTGCAGACGGAGGTGCGCCCAACCCGCTCTGACTACGTCCAAATTGTAGTACGTGGTCAACGGTGGCCATTGCTTCATTGATATCAGTACCCTGCCTAGGGCTGTTTGGGATCGCGCTGTCTCCGGTATCATTTTGATTTGAATGCGGCACAAAACGATATGGTTTGTCGTTTCCGTGGTCGTCCTTTTCACTTGACCCCGCGGGCAACGTATTATTGACTTGATCGTTGTCACCGCTCGTATCCCGAGTATCCGGAATAGCTCCGCCTTGGGAAAAATGCATGCCGGCGCCAACACCGGTAGGGCTCATAAAATTAAATGCTTGGCTGTTTGCACGCAGCGGCGCTGCTTGCGGCCGGCCGAAAGACGACGCTGGATTAGCAAAACTTCCAATCATTGTACCGGCTAAATTATTGAGTGCCATTTTTTACCCCATAGCCTGCGGCTGTGGCTGTTGTCCGCCTTGAGCCGGTGCAGTCACTCGCATTTTGCGAGATTGTGCAATCAGCTTCTGGAAGAACTCTTGACCCTTCCACGCTGCAACGTCTTTCGGAATTACGAATTCACCAACGTTTACGTTGACGCCCGGCCTACGTCCATTCAAAGAGGCTTGTACATCATCGGTACGAGCACCGCCGCTTGGGCTGGCACTAGCTGGCACCCTGCCACCACCAGCCATTTGAAAACCGCCGCGCCCCATTGGCCGCTGCATTTGCTGGCGTTGCGACGGATCGGGAATTGCTCCACCGCGGGCATATCCGCCACCACCATATCCGCCACCGCCATAACCACTGCTAGTTTGTGAACCGGGCGAATAACCGGGCGAATAACCGGGCGAATGACCGGGCGTGTAGCCACCGCCACCACTATAAACGCCGCCTTCTTGTCCACCAGCGCCAGGGCTATATTGTCCACCAGCGCCAGGGCTATAGCCGCCAGCCGCCGGCGCACCATAGCCGCCGCTAGCGCCGTAACCACCTATGCCCGGGCTGCCGGCCGGTGAGCCATAGCCTCCACTTGGTTGCCCGCCGTAACCACCTGTGCCCGGGCTGCCGGCCGGTGGTCCATATCCGCCGTTAAAATTTTGGTTGTTACCAAAACCACTTGTATCCGGTAGAGCCGGCATCGGACCATTAGAGGCATCCGGCGGGGTGAACCCTGCCGTTGGGTCACTGCCAGGAGCCTGTTGAACTGGCGCGTTCTGCTGATCAAATCCACCGGGGATGTACCCAGTGTTGTTGATGCCAGGGTCCATAGCCGGCACGTTGGGCGTCCCCGCAAATGGATTGGTCTGCGACCCAGGCGTGCCTTGACCCCCGCTTACGTCACCGCTCGGTTGCAGCAAGTTTTGGTCAACACCGCCGTTCAGAACATCGGTGCCGCCACTTGGCGTGTTTGGATTATACCCTAGGGGTGGTTGCAGGTTTGGATCAACAGGGCCCATGATTGGGGAGATTGGGTTCCCGTTGTCATCATACTGCTGCGTGCCGTTATTAGGAACGCTGCTAGTTGTAGATTTGGAAGGATCAAAAGTGCTCGGCATACCAGGAGCGCCGGCCACAGGGCGCGCAACCGGATCATAAGCCGCGCTGTTGGCACCTTGGTTGGCAGACCCTCTGCCAAAATTATCAATACCACCCGGATCATTGCTACCTTTGCTGCCACCGCCGCCACCGCCACCGCCAGATAATGTGCTTGACACAGATTGCTGACCCGTCGGCGCAAATTTACCGGCAGAGACCGCTGTATTGAGCGCCGCAACGCCTGGAGTAGTCAGATTGACACCCGTGTTAGCCGCGCCCAGAGCTGAGTTCTCAGCGCCGGTCAGGGCCTGGACTTCCGAGTTCAGGGCGTTGACCGCCTGCCCCGGCAGCTGCTGGCCGACCGCTATGGCCTGTGAGCGCAACGAGCGTCCCGTGGCCTCGGTCGCGAGCCTAGCTTGCTGCCCAGCACCAGCCGTTGCCGCTGCCTTTTGGGCTTCTTGTGCCTGTTCGAGTTCTGCATACTGGCCGGAAGATGGATCAATGCCATAGCTGTTCAACTGCTGCTCGGCGTTAACGCGGCCCTGGTCCATGGACTGGGCGACGCCGCTCTCGGCTGTTCCCATTTCCGACTGAACACGCGCCTGGCTGGTATAGCTGTTGGCGTCCTGGATCAGCTGGTCTTGCAGGGGGACATATTTGGACAGATAATCGCTGACGCTGGAATTGGCGAGAATGCCCGACGTGGCCGCATTTTGCAGGTACTGTGTGATGTTGCTGTCAGTAACCGAGTTCACGTTGGCAAGAGTAGCGGCACCCCACTGGAGCAGTTGGTTGGATAGAGCCGTCGCGATACCGGAAATCTGGTCTAAAATGCTTTGGGTATCGAGATTATTCGGTGAAGTAACCGGGTTGGAAACTGTAAATGAACTCGACATAGATGCCCCCAGAGACAAAATGGCCCCCTACAAGTACCTGGAACGCCTTTATAATTCATTAATTGGAGCGACCGGGCCCTGTTTTTGTTAGAATTCGGAAAGCCTGGGCCAGGGCATTAATTGCGGCAATACAAGACGCTAGGTCCGTAGCCGTCGGAATAGCCGGGTATACCGGTGTTGGAGTGAACTGCGGTGTAGCCATTAGACCTCCCTCAATTCTTTAACTGTGGGCGCCATTTGGATATTAGAAATATCCACCCTGGCAGTTACCCGGACCTGCCAGAACTCGCATTTCTGGCCTGAGTTGATCCGCAACAGCTCGCCGGACGACCGCAGCTCTCGGGTCGTCACCACGTTGCCGTCCCCGTATACCTGGATAATACCATACTGCCCGGGGTCTAGGGTACTCCAACTTCCATCGTCCGCGGCTGCCTCGTTACGCTTGGCATTCTGTGCGGGCGTCCCAGGTGGGATGCTAAAGAAGACCCGCATGGCTGCCAGGTTGTCCTTGAATTTCTGCTGATATAGCTTGCTGGTCCAGATATATGACTGTATAGTAGGCGCGAAATCGGTAAAGTCATAGTAGTTAATGTTACCCTGTTGGATTAGCATAGTAATACCGGTCCAAGGATCGTTTATTACATTGGCTATATCTTGACTATTCGGCGCCGTCAGCTGACTAAACCCGATGCGATGGCCGCCGGGCTGGGGCCAAATAGTGAATGACGAGCTATCTGCCGCGTTCAATTCAATCGTGAACCCGTTCTGGGCCTGTGATGCATCACCGTCGGCGCCGATAGTCCCGAAGGCAAAATAGCACGACGACTGCATGACGGCATGCAAGTTTTTCTGCGGGGTCAACTGGGCCCATTTATCCCGCGTGATCCACATTTCAGTGGTGTTCACCATTGGGCCAGTAGTCACAATTTTGATCAGGCCCTTCGTGCTGGAATAATACATGCCTTCACTGGTGGCTAGGATGGACCCACGCGACGTACACGGGGCGCTCTCCGGGAACTTGAGTAAGGTCATGCTACCTGGGTTGACACCGGAGGCAGTGTAAGGGGTGCCGTTCGTCGCGGCTACTACGGACGTACCAATTATCCCGAGACCTACAATAGGGAATTCCGTGGTGATGACATACCCCGGCGGCCATGCATGCGGCCGATACGGTTCAGAGAACCATATCTCGTTGTCACGAAACCCGACGGACATGCCATTTGGCATAGCGACAATACCGTTGACACCTTGCTCCGGTGGGAACCAGGTTGTGCTGGGCAGTTGAAAATTTTGTGCGATGATCGCACCGGACCAGGTGTCGGCAACCTGTAATGTTCCTGTAGACACCAGAGTGCCATCCGTCGCTTGGGTGTCTATAACCGTCGTGACTGTATTTGACACAATATCAATGTCACCCACCCAGAAAAATACTGTTGATCCAGTGAGAGCGGACACCGTTCGGTAAATCCTGAGGGCCGTTATATTTCGTACTACCCCCATGTCATCCGGCACGGGGGGCGTCATCTTAACCGTCCAAGTACCGTTGGACCAGCCGGTAGTGAGCGTCGGCGGGCTAGGCGGGCTCTCCTCCCCATACGCAGACAACCAGGTGTACACATAGGCTCGCACGTCTAAGATTGAAGACGTAGTACAGTTCGCCCACATTTGGAAATCGGGAGTAGTGGTTGAACCCGAAAAAATCCCTGGAGGACCATTGGTCCAGGTATTAGATTGCTGCAACCCGCCCGCATTATTCGCGTCATCGGCTAACTTAAAGCCTACCGAGGTATCGGCCATAAAACCGATCCAGTATTTCGTGGCATTCAACAGCCCTGGCGGCTGGGAGAACTGACTTATGATCGGCACGCCGGTCACGCAGCCAGTAATAATGTCACCAAATGAGATCAAAGTGCCCGGAGCCCCTAGATTATCTGAGTAGAGCACGGCAGCACATTTGCCAGTCGTGGTGGGTGAGGCGGGCATAATCTCTATACTATCCAAAGACATAGCCCCGGTAGTGGTAATTGGTGCAACCCATATTGTATTGGCGCCGGGCACATTATTATTGATCGACGTGGACGTAGGCAAACCTAGCAATGTCTGGTTGCCGCCCCCCGCAACGGAGACAGCCGGAGCAACACCAGGGGGGTATAGCCCCAGAGCCCAAGCGGGCAAGCCCGCGGCAATGCGGTCATAGGTGTTGTACTGCGGTGCCAATGAAGGGCTAGAGAAATAATAGCGGTTGAATTTGTCATCGACCACCGGTGACCGCATTACCTCGGTTTCCTGGTCCAGGAACTCCAACCAGGTAGCTGGTCCGGTGATCGTGTTGTCAAATGACTTATTCACGCCTCCAACATACGAAGGGTGTACCCAACTCATACGAGCACCGCCAGTGCTCTCGGTTGTCGTAGTACCATTGTATGCGGCACCAGGATCATCGGCTACCACGTTAATACCGCCAGGGAAACCTCCGCCGCCGCTCCTAATCGCGAAAGAGTTCTTCGTGATGGGTGTGGTCCGGTCAACCGCCATGTTGGCATATGTACCAGTGCCATAAAGAGTACCAGCGCCGGCGGACAAAGTGATTGCAGCAAATAAATTTATCGCGCAAGCGTTTCCATCAACACCAATTAATACATCAAATGGGTTCACCAAGGCGGCAACGAACTTGTAGGTCACCTCCCCGATTTTTACCGTGTCACCAGCCAGTGGGAGAACATTTATATATAGTGAGTTGCCCGCGGTGCCGCTGGTTATAGTTGGTACGCGATAAGCAAATTTCGCCGCGGAATTTACCAGAGCCCGCAGCAGTTTAGGCACGCGCCAGCCAGTACAGCTACCTGAGAACAGGTAGCCGTTGGTAGACTGGGCAGCTTGGCCTTCGGGTAATAGCGTAGTGTCCCAAGCGGGCAACTACAACATGCCGCCGAATTGTTGAATTTTGATCGGGGCCATGTGCTACACCTTCCTTTCTAGGTAGTCTGCCAACGCTCGGAGGCGCTGTGGATCATCTGCTACTTGACCGAGTGCCATATTGCACCCATTACAGAGTATCCCGCGAACTATCCCTGTTTTATGATCATGGTCAGTTGACCAATGACCGGTTTTCCGACCGGGAAAAATTGACTTACATATAGCACAAGCCCGGCCCTGTGCGTCAAACATGGCATCCCACTCGTCAGGAGTGAGATTATAGTGGCGCCTAAGATCATAAGTACGATACTGGTGTCTCATCTTCCCTGGGTTTGCAGCTCGCCACTTCAACGTGTACGCCTGGTGCTTGGCCTTCCCTTTGGGCGTATTTAGGTATTTCCTTTGTGCAGGGCGCATCGGTTACAACGTTCTAGGTTTCAGGACAGCATCGGTACCTTGTTTCATGTTGGGGACATAATCTTTCGGGCGATAGACCGGTGTGCTCGTACCCTGTGAGGGGTCGCGCTTGGGCACAGGGCGGTTCTTTTGGGCCTCGGTGGCGAGTGCAACGCGCTTGGCGCCTTCGGCCATTTCGAGTTGCGTTTGGGTTGCAATGGCCTGGGGTACGGGAGGGGGGACATACACCGGCTCTACCTTGTTTCGGTTGGCCAGCACCTCGGCAACGAAATCATCGCGCCGGATCGTGGCCGCGTCGCGGGTAGCGATCTCGGGCTCAGGACTTGCCTGCGTTGGCTGATCCGCTGGCAGATGCAGTGTCGGTCGGTCCGTTGGCATTGGTATCTCCTACGTTGGTGGGTTTTATCGCGGAAGCATTGAATGCGCCTCCAATAGCGGCCTCGCGGGCTCCGTGGTCCTTGTGTTCAGCCCGACCTTGGGAATAGAGAATACGCGGCCGGGCGGACGATGCTGCCATCGCCGCGGCCAAGGTAGCGTGCGGCTTCTTAATCTTTCGTTTAGGCATTTTAAGCCCTGTTTATCAGCTCACAAGCGGGCTTTAGCCGCGCTTTAAATGGTTGAAAGTCAGGGTTAGCCTTGCTCAACTGTACTAACAAAGAAACAACATCGAGCTTTCCGTCACCTGCAACATAGACTTCGCAGACCTCTTTAGTAGGGAAAGAGAGGCCTTTTCGCACATATCGGTGCGTTACAGCGGTAGCGGATACCGCCAAATACACGATCATTTCAAACATGTCAGTGTGCCCCCAGCGCTACAAACGCAAGAAAGCCCCAAAATAGGATCACCACTAGAAACGCGACGCCGGCGCCGGAGGGCCCTGTTTTATGATATCCGCCCATTAGAACCCCGGACAGTGCAGGCTGATCCCTAGCCTGTTGCGCGCCGCCAGATCGGGGGCTAGTGCCCTGCCAGCCAACCGGCCGTGCTTGTTGCTGGCAGTATTGTAACGGATCGCGCCAGGCTTGGTTGGCTTCGCGTTAGCGGCCAAAGCCTCACACACATTGGATATATCGCCCTGGCTACTGGTAGTAACGCATCCAGCGGGGCCGGCGGCGCCCATGAGCAGCACCGAGGCAGCTAATAGGAAATACCGTTTCATGTCAGTTCTCCGAGTTACGGTCCAGATACTCAATAGCCAACCTAAGAATGGTCTGGTTGTCTTTAAAGCGGCCTAAACCGTTGTTACAGCCATTACACAAAACACCCCGTACCTTCCCTGTTTGGTGATCATGATCTATCACCCAGCCATGCTTAAAGTCAGGATCAGGACGTTTACAAACCCCGCAGCAGAACCCTTGCCTAGCAAATATAGCATCTCGTGCTTCCGGGGTTAGCCTATACTTCCGTAAGAGAACAGACGCAGCCCAGCGCACGTGATTTTTCTTATACCAAGCACGAGCATACGCTTTTCGTTCGGGCAGGTGTAGCGCCCGGTCCTGTTTTCCCCACTTTCGTTTTTGAGCTAACGTTTGTGCCATTTTAATTCCGGGGGTCGTCGTAGGGGTCATGTGTCTTAGACGGCGATGTTGCCTTATCGACCTTTTTGTGGACAGTGGTAGTGACAACCACCTGTCTAGCTTCGCACTCTATCTTGGCATCACGGGCGCCAATATACTCTCCGCCCAGAACCAACGCAACTGCAAACGCGGCCCACAGCAAGTCCTTACGCAGCGGCTTGAAGAAGTCAGCCAAGATGGGGCCCACCAGAGGAATTCCGGCGAGCAACTGACTGCCAAAGGCAAGACCGAGCAAGATCGCGATGGCAACCCAGCCGAGGCCCTTATGCACAAGACTGTCCCATGCACCCGCAAACGCGAGTTCAACGCCCATAACAAGCTTGTCAAACAACCATCCGAACATGACTATTTCTCCATAAACCAGTGGATTATACCACTGTACCAGTGGGTTGGCGCCGGAGCAGGTGTCACTACTATACCCTTTATCGGTGCATTTGCAATCACTTTCGGCGGCAGAACGATGGCAGCAGCTTCCTTATCCGCGGTCTTTTGATCCACATTATACGCCGGCTCGGCCATAACGCCTGAGTTTGGCAGCGGCGGCTCATTGTTATTCAGGCACAGCTTACGCTCGGCTGTGCGCCGATTTTTCAAACCCTGCCGGAACTGGCCATTAGACTTGACATACAGCATCAGCGCATCGCAACCATGTGTAGGGTTACCAGCGTTGATATATCGGGCGACGCTCGATTTACATAGCGCGCCGCCTCCCACATTGTAGGTGAACGAAATAATTGCCGCGTGCCGATATCCCGGCATCGGGACATGAATACAGCGTTCAACCTGCTTCTCGTAGCGTGGCAAGTCATTAGCGAGGATCACACCAGCCTGAACCTTCGTGACCTTGTCACCAATCCGCACGTTCTCAATGTGACCATATCCAATAGTATTTACGCCCCGCGGATCAATCGGATCATGATGGCCAGTCGGCGCAAAGCCTTCCCACACGACGATACACGCAACCGCGGCTGCTACCCAGCCACCGCGCCCCTTTGGGTTGATTGGCGTCACGGCATTGTCAAGCGCCGGATTGTTGAGGCTCATTTGGCTCATAGATCAACGCCTTTTTGGTTCATCAAGCGGAAGAGGCCACCGCCGAAAACGAGAACGATGACGAGCGCAGCGAACGCGCGCGGAGGGACCCACGATATGAAAGCGGGAACGATCATGTACGCAGCGGTGATCCCCATGAGGACAAATTGCACACGCATCGACCACAGCTTGTGGAAGTCCCGCCAGTTCGGGTCGAACCACAACGCCGCTTGCTGGCGCGGCGTCTCTTTCCCGATTTGCGTCGGGTCAGTCTGCACCACGCGAGCGGGTGCGACTTCGAGAACTACCGGGGGGGTGGGTTCCGCCACTGTCACACCGCGTCTTCGATCTCAGTGGCGATCTTCTTGACCTCGTCCTCGACCACCTGGAGTTCGGCCTTCACCCGGCTACCGAAAGACGGCTTTGTGTCCCGCACCGGCACGGGACCCTGCACCGCCGACGTGGCGACAATCACAGTGTCGGGAGGAACCGCTGCGGGCTGATTTGAGACAGCCACCTGAGCGTCGGCAACGCGCTGATCTTCCACGGCCTTCGCCGCATTGGTAGTCTCAGCCAGTTCATTAACAGTCTGTATCTTGAACGCGTTTGGCGTTGCAGACGTTGGGTCCAACACAGCAACCTGTAAAACTTCCGGGGGCTGAGTTGAAGTGTCCGTCAATCCCTTTAGGACGGCCTCGGCCTTGGCTTCCACTTCCTTCGCAGCGCTAGCCACTTCGGCCATTTCGCGGGCGGTCAATTCCTCAATCGGGGTCATGTCAGTTCTCCGGTTATGGCGCAATTACGTGGAAGTTGATGGTGTCATTGCTGACTTCCGTTGTATTGCTAGTGGCTACAACGGCAACGGTAAAGTCTTCATTAATAACCCCGCCGGACACGAAAAACGTGATTTTATGGCCCTCTATAATGGCCACCCCGGAGATCGTTGCACTGGGCATACTGGACGTTACCGCGGCGGCGGTGAGCCAATCACCATCGCGCAGCGCGTCGCAGTACTCAACATAGTACTGACGCACATTTCCTACGGTAAAATTCTTCTTTGTTAAGAGCGCCATGATGCTATGTCCAAGTTATTACCATTTTACCATTTGTACCTGCATAGGCACCAATGTTGCCAGCGATGCCGCCGCTGCCAGTGTTCCAAGACACTAATTGCCCTACTCCGAATGCTCCAGGAGAATATGTTTTTAGACAGAACCCACCAAACCCACCTGGACCACCGCCGCTAATGCCCGCACCCCCTGCGGAGCCGCCGTAACTGTGGTTTATATCGCCACCAACAGCGGTACCGTTGGCGCCTATACTGCCATAACTGCCGCCGTGACCACCGTAAGCGTGCAAAGTTGCAAAACCAGAAGCCGACCCAGTGCCGCCTACATATCCGGACGTACCACCGCCGCCGCCGGCGCCGTATAGTTTAACTACCAATGAATTAAACGCTGGTATAGGAAAATTTCCGGAACCAGCATACGGTTTTGAATACGACCCAGCAATAGCCGTTGGGTCCATTAGCATTGCGCCTGAGGTTGCTCGTGCCATTATGTTAACTTCGTTCCAGAGATTATCCATTCAGTTGAAGTCACTTTGAGCGCAGTTGCAACACCGTCAGCACCGAGCGACCGGTTGCCGGTAGTGCCCGCGCCGGCCAAGCGCATCGTATCCGTGGTGATGGCTATCGTGATCACACCCGCAGAGTGTTGATTGACGAACGTGAGAACGGTACCAATCGGATAGGCGACGTTAGCATTGCTGTTAATTGTCCAGGTGCGCGCGGTCGTATCCGCGCTCGGATGGAAGACATGACCCCCCGCGTCTGCAAGAACTAGGGTATATGCTGCGCTCTGCGAGTTCTGTGGTAACGAAGCAGCACCGGTGGCCCCGGTGATGCCGGTTGGGCCAGTCCCGCCCACCGTCCCGTTAAATCCGGTCATACCGGTTGGACCTGTACTACCCGCGGAACCCGCAGCACCCGTGGCTCCTGTATTCGTCGCAGTTCCAGGAGAACCGGTGTTGCCGGTTGGCCCAGTGACAGTGCTCGCCGCACCAGTGGCTCCTGTAAAACCAGTTGGACCAGTAACAGTGCTAGCAGCACCTACCGCACCGCCTGCACCGGTGTTGCCAGTTGGCCCAGTGACAGTGCTTGCCGCACCGGTGTTGCCGGTTGGCCCAGTGACAGTGCTCGCCGCACCAACGTTGCCAGTCGGACCAGTGACAGTGCTCGCCGCACCCCCCGCACCAACGTTGCCAGTCGGGCCCGTGGCTCCTGTATTCGTCGCAGAACCAGGTGAACCAGTGATACCGGTTGGTCCAGTAATGCCTGTCGCGCCGGTTGGCCCGGTGTTACCAGTAGCACCGCCGCCGGGGCCCGTTGCGCCTAGCGTTCCACTTGGACCAGTTGCACCTGTTACGCTGGGACCAGTGTTACCGGTAGGCCCAGTCACGGTGCTCGCTGCACCTGTGATGCCAGTCGGTCCTGTGATGCCAGTCGGTCCTGTGATGCCAGTCGGTCCTGTAGCGCCGGTGTTTGTTGCTCCACCAGCAGCACCAGTTATGCCCGTCGGCCCCTGTGGGCCCATACTAC